GGCTCTGGCTCTGGCTATGGCTATGGCTATGGCAATGTATCTGGCGATGGCGAATTATATAAATATATAGAAGAAATAATTACAAGTAAAATACATATAATTGACAATTTAGATTAAAAAGATAATGTTAAAAATACATTTAAATTATATAATTTTTCTCCATATACATTCAAATATACAAATCCATAGCCATAGCCAGAGCCAGAGCCATCGCCAGAGCCATAGCCATCGCCAGAGCTAAGAAATAGCTTTATCTGTTCTTCCATACGTCTACCTCCTCAATGGATTTGACTGCCTCTTCCGTACAAGGAATAATCTCGATTACTCCAAGTATTGTGATAGTGGGTACGACTAAGGTAAACTTACATTCGCTTGGTCTTTTTGTCCCTTCGACCGCAAGCTGTGAAATGGATGCAGCTCCGTACCAGCACCACAATCTGCGGCAGTCTGTCAATACAACTTCACTGCCATTCTTTTCTTTCAGTGTTCCGAAGAATACTCCTGCTCTGTCTGCTCTAATAATTACTTTTTTACCAATAAAATTGCTCATATCATTATAATTGGGTTTTATAAAGCCGCCCAAGGCTATAGTACATATCAGGCGGGCGTTTATATCCAAGCTTACACTTGAACAACTTGACGTTTCATCGAACCGCTACTTCTTAGGGAGCTTGCGCTCCGTTCGTCCATAGTTGGGTTCTCACCGTCCAATCCCCGATACGCCATCGGTTGGGTTAATAAATTCTGTGCTTGTAGTCCAAAGCGTTTGATGTTTCGGGCTGCAAGTAAATCTCTGTCATTTGTAGTTCCACACTTGGGACAAGTCCACTTGCGGTCGGAAAGTTTAAGTTCTCTATTTATATATCCGCACTCACACATCTTTGAAGACGGTTCAAAGCGACCTATGCGAATTAAAGTCTTTCCGTACCATTCACACTTGTATTCAAGCATGGAGAAGAAAGTAGCCCAACCAACAGAGCCTATTGAACGTGCAAGCTTGTGATTTTTCATCATGCCGCTAATGTTCAAGTCCTCTATGATTATCGCTTGGTTTTCGCGAACGAGCTTTGTACTTACTTTGTGTAAGAAGTCTGTCCGTTGGTTGGTTACTTTCTCGTATTGTCTTGCTAACTGCTTTCTAAGTCTTTCATGTCTGTTTCCTCCCTTCTTGGATTTACTGAAACGCTTTTGGATTATCTTCAATCGGTCAGTAGCTTTTTCAAGATATTTAGGGTTTTGAAATACGTCCCCATTGGAACATACTGCAAAGTCCTTTATTCCCACATCTATGCCGATTGTACCCTCATAAGTTATTGGTTCTTTAGATGGAATTTCTTTCCCATCCTCAACAAATACACTGACATAGTATTTATCTGTCTTGGTTTTAGATACCGTGACAGACCTTACATCTCCTTCAAACTTTCTATTCTCAGATAGCTTCACCCATCCAATTTTAGGAAGTTTAATCCGGTTGTTATCCAAGTCTACTTCTACAGAGTTGATAGCCTTATATACTGCTTTGCTTTTGTGTTTGGACTTGAATTTAGGAAACCCTTTCTTCTCACGAAAGAATCTTGTAAATGCACTATCTAAATTTCTGATTGACTGCTGTAAGCATTCGTTGCTTACTTCTTTCAGCCACTCCATGCCTTCCTCTTTCTTCAAGTCGGTAAGCATCTTACATAGGTCAACCGCATTTATCCGTTTCCCTTCGCTCTGATAGGCTTCTATCCGCTTTGCCAAAGCCCAATTATAGATAAAGCGTACGCTTCCAAAGGACTTCTCAAAGAATATCCTCTGCTCCTTAGTAGGCTTCAATCTATATTTATAGGCTTTCAACATATATGCGTCTTTAGTTCAGTACAAAGATAAGATATTATAAACTAAAAAGCAAACATTTTACTTTATTTAAGTGTTCTAATAAACTGTTGAATACCTAAGAATAGGATAACGAGAATGACTGCTATGTTAGTGTAGCAGATAGTCAGAAACGCGGAATTCGATGTGAATAAGACATCATTGAAGTTTCTTTGGACGCAAAGAATTAAAAGGTAAACAATGCCAATTTGATGCCTCCAACAAAATCTTAATGAAATACTAAGAATGAGTAAGAATAGAGAAGTAATGAATGAGATTTGAATATACTCTGCAATGGTAAATGATATAGGAGTATAAAGATAGTAATATCCATCATAGTCTTGGTAGACTACTTTAAAATTATAAGCTATAAGTTTCTCAATATAATCAATGAGAACAATTAATAAGAATACTGTAGTAGCAATTTTAGTTACTTGAACTAATATTCTTCTTAATATAGGATATAAACTATTCATTACTTTCTCTTTATTTTAACAACAACTGTATCATTCCGTATAGAATCATTCTTTTCTCTAAACTTAATATCCCCAACTGGTGTTTCATTATGACGTGGTTCAATAATAACATCTGGATTCTCTATAGTCGGAGATGGCTTAACCGTATCTTTCTCAAATTTAACTTTGAACCGTACATTACCAACATTACTTTCGTGACGTCTTGGATGTTTCAAAATCTTAGGATTTGTGATAACTGGCATCTTTCTCTTCGTAGTGTCAGACGGAATACTATCGTTCTTCGTCTTCACATTCACTTTTGTCTTCACCATCTTCTACTTTTATTAAATGACCTTTTTTATTTCCATAGGCAAAGTGACGGGCTTCGACCTTATTATTAGCTATCATATAATAGACAGCCGAAGTAGTCTTGCCAATTCTCCTTGCGTATTCTTTTACGCTTATCCACTTTTCCATAATGGTTCTTATTTTTGTCCCGTACTACCATATCCGTTAGCACCTCTGTCGGTATCAGAAAGCTCTTTCACTTCCTCCCATTCGATTGGCAAGGTAATGCCTATCTTAGCTTGGACTATTCTATCTCCTACTTCGTACTTCGGCATATCTGTTAACAAATGATAGAACACGGCTGATAAGTTCCCTCTAAATAGTTCATCCACAGTACCTTGGCAGTTACTAAGAACCATTCCAGTCTTCCATACGCTGCTTCTCGGTCTAAGGTCAAGCGACAAATGAAAAGGGCACTTGGATAAATCTATATCCGTGTTCAATCCCATATCTATAGTAGAACCTTTCAATATAGTTTCCCAATCTCTTTCCATTTCTATCGCAATGCCTAATCCATACTTATAAACGTTAGGTGCAACTTCCTCGCATGAAGTAGCGTATAAGTCCCAGCAAAAGTCAGATGGGTATTTCTTGAAAGGTGAAGGTACTGATTTATCCAGCTTCTTAAATTTTATCTTCATTGCAAAATTGGTTTTGATTACAGTGACAAAAGTAGCTGAAATTTTGGAAAGTTCCAAAAAATCGGGTTCGTAATTATGTTAAAAGAAAGAGAGAAAGCACAATTGTTACTCTCTCCCTTTCGACTTAAAATAAACGAGATTATAAACTACAAGTTCACAATATCCACATAGTTAGATTCAACAACTCGTTCGATTCTCCAATCAGCCATTGAAGCGGACATAGCTTCTTTGACAGTGTTTGTTGCCTCTTCTGTTGTATCAGCTTCAACAATCAACATGCAAGGTGTCTTCTTCTCGTCACCATCGTCATTCAGAGTAATGTAGTTGAGCTTTACCATAAACAGCTTCTTGTCCTCCTTGTCCTTATCTCCCAAAAATTCTTGGAAGTTCGTCCGTCCAACTGCAAGAACTGAAAACTCTTCTGCTTGGTAGATAGACAGTTCTTCATTCATCAGCTTTTCGCATTCCGTGCAACTCATAGCGTTTACAAGATACTTTTCTGTTACTCTCTTTTGCTTGCCTCTTTCGTTGATTTTAACGTAAGAAACTTTTGCTTCCATTAATTGTACTAACATGATTAATTCTTTTAATTGATTAAAAACTAAAGTTATTTATTCCTACCCACCCGACTACTCTGAATCGGCAGATAGTGCTTATTATTTTGCTACTATATTCCGGTGAATACATGAACCAATTACCTAATAGATATTCCCCGTGAAAAATCATATTATTTTCGCAGAGGAATAGAACTTCTTCGCCTTCTTTCGGTAAATACTGCTCTATTTTCGTAAATTCGATTTTATTTTCCATTTTAAAAGGGTAATTCCTGCAATTCGTTACCAAACGGTAATTGATTGCTCATATTGTCATATATGTCTTGTAAGTCAGAAACATCAGATTCGGGTATCGTTTCAAATGTCAACTGTGAAGGTTGTTCCTGCCATCCATAGACGATGTTCTCCGATATTTCGTTCTTTAGTCTGCGGGATTCGACTTCGTAGTACATCCCTACCAATAAGTCTATCACTCCCATGCTTCGGTTCTTGCAAACTTCAATTACAGAGTTGTACTTTAGATATGGGAGAACTTTATCCTTTCCGAGAAACTCCCCTGCCCTCTGCTCAAAGTCTTTTCCTACTCGATGTATAATGAAAACTGAATCCGCAAGGTTCGTTAAGTCTGCTGTACCGGATATGCTTTCTTTCCGTAGGAATATACCTTCTTTTCTTGGATGGCATACTAACAGCACATGCACATTCTTAGCTTTAGCATATTCTTTTAAGTCATTGATGAACTTAGTTTGCTGGGTATATTTATCACCTTCATAGTTGTCAATCTGCAATGCCATCAAGTTATCAAGAACAATAAGCTGTACACCTTCTTTGTCTACAAGCTCTTTTACATCAGCAAACAGTTGTTGCCATTTACTTCCATAATTATTGTTATAAAGGAATAGTTTGCCTTCTAACCAATTACTTATCTGATTGGAAATATTTTTAGGAGCATAGTAGTAGTTTTCAAAGCCCTCCCTTTTGCATACATAATTTTTACCAGCAGCGATTTGATTTATCCAGCTTTGAAATCTAAAGTCTTGCAATTCTCCCGACCATATTCCTACTTTATATCCTCTTTGTATAGCATTCAGAGCAACACAATCTATCCAACTACTTTTTCCCGCACCGGAGCCGCCAGACAATACAGTTACATCTCCAAGCAACAGTCCAATGATTTTTTTGTCAAGTTCTTTATATCCCGTAGGAATTGAAGCCATCTTACTCATATCCACATACTGAACATCAGTCATAGCCAGCCACTTCTTTCCTTTAGCAGAATCCTCCTTCTTTGGTACAAAAGGCTCTTTCTTTTGTTGAGAATAGTATTGCATCTTATGTTCATGCCTTTGGTATTCCTTGTGGTCGTAAGCATCCGGCTCAAACTTCAACCGAAAGTCTTTCCATGTATATTGAGAACAACTTGAATGCAGACACTTAAAACCAAGTCCTCCATTAGACATCTCAAAGATTGCTGAATCCGGTGCACGGTGTGAACTATTGAACGGGCATTCTTCAAGTATGTACTTTGTGAACGATGATGTCCTTACAATGTTTCTCACTGCAATGTGGTGTTTATTCAGAAATGCTTCTAAGTCAAACTTCTCATTGCTGTAGTAATTGCTTTTGCTCGGTTGTTCTGGCTTCGGGAGCATGGCAGCAACTTTGGCAAAGTATTCGTTTGGAGTTATTTTAATTTCATCTGGTATTCTTAGTATCTTACTTTCCCTTTGAGGACGCTTCTTGGTGTTACTTCCCTTTCGGCTAAATGTACCATAAAGTTTGCATACCCGGCTTGCATTATGTGTAGTACAATCTATTTCCACATTCGAATTAGAGAATAGCATATCAAGAACTTGCAGGAACTCTTTGCAGATTGTAGTATTCTCATTGCTATTCTTCATGGCTATTTTGTACAGTAGATGGAAACCATTACCACTATCGCATACTACTGGTTTTTCAAAGCCTTCATCCCGTAGGAACTTAAATACATTGTTGACTACTTCTTTCGCCATCTCCTTCTCTTCATCAGTTGAGTTTGTGTCTGATGGCTTCTTAGTATCTATGTCTATCAATATCCAATCTCTTCCAACAATATCATTGTCAGAAGTAGTTGACTTAGGTTTAGTGACAATCCTATCATGCTGCTCTCTGTCATAACATGCTGGATTGATAGCGTTCAATGTGAAGTAGATGTTACAGTTATCGTACTTCCTAATTTCGTTGAGCAGGGTATCAACATCAGTAAAGTAGCCGGAATAGGTTCTTTTATAAGCATTGTCTACTATACGAACTTCAACCAACTCTTCACCCGATTTGAAGGTATCATACCATTGTCTAATAGTTATCTCATTCATTGTCATAACTGTTATAAGCTGTTTCTGATATTTCTTGCCAAGAACGAATGATTACATCATTTGCTTTTAATTGTTCCTTAATGACATCAGCAGCTTTATATGGGTTAAAATCTTGATTAGATTTCATATTCACTGTAGCAATATTATATTTTTCATTTTCTTTCTTTTGATGAGCAAAAATTACATAGTAATACTTCATCGCATTACGCTCATTGAATAGGTCCACAATGGTATCAATGGCTTCACTTAATAATGCAGGCGTAATCATTTCGCCTTCTCCTCCTTTTCGCCATATGTTGTGCTCATAGAGGATTTTTATAGCTTTTTTTTCTGTCATAGTAATTCCTCCCTTAATTTATCTAATAGTTCTTGTGCGCAGGCTTTTGCATAATCAATACTATCAGGAGCAATATCGCTTGCTACGAATGTTTTTATCGTAATCCATCCGCACCACCAAGTATTCATTTGTACATCAAAGATGTTCTTATAAATGCCATAGTTTTCAATTCTATATTTTCTCATGCTGTTATTGTTTAAAGTGTTCAATCAGTTCGTCCACGGAGGCTTTATGCCACTTATCAAATAGTATTTCCGGTTTGTCTTGGTAGTGCATTCCTACTTTCAGATATTGGCATAAGAACCAATCTTCCCCATCCGTGAACCATTGGCTATCGTCTGTATCATATCTCAATGCAGCAATGGCAAGAAACAAGAACTCATTAGCTCCACAATCGACCCTTCCTTTCTTGGTGACAGTATCTACATTATATATCACCCCATATAAATTCCCATAGAATGTAATGATTGCTCTTCCTTCTTCAATACTTTTATGACTTCCCTTGCCATCATAATTATGTGCATCTAAAGTTGTATCACCAGAATTAAGTAGTTTATATCCCAACTCTTCCAGCTTCTTTCTAAGCTCTGGTGTATTCTTTCGCATAAAGCACGGTGTTGTAAATCCCATAATTATTCTCCTTTAAGTTTTTCAATTAGTATATCAGCTTGTTCAACACTTATTTTTGCTGCATCCTCTAAAGTAATTTCATTAGTCATAAGAGCAGCAACACATTCCTTTGCGATTTCATATCTACGCTGTTCCCAATCAATGGCTGAATTTCCAAGATTTAAAAAGTCAAGTTCACATTCTCTGAAAACCTTATTATCACATACATATAGGTTATCTCCGTTATATAGCGCATTGATATTTATTCTCGGAGTTACATCTATTAAAACTCCGGTTTCTTTTATTCTTGCTTTCATAATTAATATTCAAACAACTTTAATAATGTTTCTTTGCGTTTATCTATTTCTATGATAGCATTTTCTTTTTCTGCTTTAGCTTTATCTATCATCAAATCAGCCACACCAAGCATTATCTCATCTTTGTGAATATTTAAATACTTGATAAAGTATTCTTTTAGCAAATTAAGATTCAAATGTGAAATGTCTGAATAGGTACAACTATTTCCAAAACTTCCAGAAAAAGAAGAATAACAAAGTTCTCTTATATTCATACTTTGACATCCTTCACGTGTAGAAAAGCCATCCTCATGTTTGTCTATTCCACTTATTTGGCAACTACTTACTTCTTCTCTTATCGCAGGAAGTTCCTTTACAATAAATGTTTTTAATCCTTTTCCTACTATCATTAATTCTTCTAATTCTTCCAATTTCATATTCAATCTCCTTTCTCTTTCATTCGTTGTTTTCTATGACAACCCATTCATCTTCCTCCATAAGTTCAGGGTCTTCTCCAAACCTAATAATATCATTTTTATCTGCCAAATAACCCAAAGTGCATGTTGAAGCAAGGCATTTTCCTTGGAATTTAATTCCAAAAGCTTCACAATGCTTATCCAAAATAAATCTTGCCTTTTTCAAAAACTTCTTGGCAAGCCTACGGTTGCATTTTATGTTTCTTTTAGTAAGTCTTATTGCCACAATTCTATAAGCTTTATACCAGTCAATTATATCTCCGTTATAAATATATTCTCCATCGTCACAATCCTTATGATTGCATCCATAACCACCATTTACTGATGTATCAGATGTAAAAAAGCCGCAACGTGAACATAGATTATCAATGTGAATTAGTTCTTCCATAAAATTTCTATTTTAATCGTTGTAACACATCTTTGTTCGCTTCGAGAATTTCGTCGAAGGAGGGGATAGGCATGTAGGCAATAGGTTTCCATAATGTGGGTATGCTACTCATTGAAGAGTAAATCGGGCTATTTTTGTATGTATCATAGATATAACCATCCATACAAAACCATACCCCATTGCAGTATGAGCCATTAAATATTGCACCGTGCTCGCACATGATAATAATATTTTCGTTCTCTTCCGGCAACCGTTCTTCCACGTTTATCCACGGTGATTGCTTTGACTGCCATTCGGCACCCTTTATAAATGCAGCTTCTGCAATTTCATCATATGTAATCCCATGATTAGGGCACTCATCTATTGAGTGATATTGGGCATATACACTCATTGATTGGGCAGTTGTACGTCTGCACTCTCTTGCTGCTTCTTCTACTGTCTGTTTCATAATCATCTGGTTATAGTAGTTCTTTTTAAATTTCTCGTCCATAATTATTCAATTCTATAAGTTTCTAACATACATTGTTCACATTGATGAAAAAAATCATTTTCTTTCAACTTTAAAGCAATTTCATAAGCTATATCATATGCCAGTTCGTCTAAATCCTCGTCCAAGTAATATGTCTCGTCTTGCAGGCAGGCAAAATCTTCATCTTGTTCAATTTGTTTTTTGAAGTAATCAAATCCCACTTTTTCATCTTCAAAGAAATCAGTCCATATCCAACTATCTTTGCTAATGTTGTCAAATTGACGTTTGAGGGATTGATATGCTAATTTTAAAAGTTCTTCATTCATAGTTATTAAATAAATCAAGTTGTGTATGTTTTTGAACTTTCCCAAGTATGAAGTCGCAAATGAAATTCCTTGCGTAGTCCGGTGAAATCATTGACCGTTCTTCGGAACAAATTCCTGCTTTCTTCCCCCTTTTACTTTTTATTATTGTTTTAGTTTGTATTGGCTTCTGATAACTTCTTCCATTTGTTGGTTTACAGTTTACAAACCAATAAGCTGTTGGTTTTTTAAAACAGTCACCTCTTTTTGTTCTATCTTTGTCAATAAAAGTATAAGGCATGAAATTAGCTGGAAATAAAAGATAATGCGGCTGTGTAGCAGGATTTTCGACTATCAATCTTAAACCTTTCAAATCACAAACAGCAAACAATTTATATAATAGAATATAGAATTTATTTCTATTATTTATCCTTTCTAATACTATACTATATTGCTCTTTTTTATCTTTACAATAAAGATTATCACATGCCATTTGATAGTAATTGGCTTGCATAGCTTCAAAATAAATGCAGGGGAAGAAAGCTATAATTAAATCATCTTTCGTGATATTATTAAATATGCTTTCCTCTTCATCATATGCTTTTTCAATCTCTACAAACAAGTCTATCTGATAGTCAGTCTTTCCGAATGAATTTTGTATATCATAATCGAAAGATTCATATCCAAGTTTTCTAAACTCGTCACGGAATGTTGCGCTTTGTTCAAAGAAGCAATGTACTTTCCCTTTTATTTCCATCTCCTTTTCTTTTAAGACTTATATCAATTGACAACCTATCAGCAATTTCCTCCTTAATTATCTCCCTGCATAAATTCCTTATCATAGAGTAATCACCATGTCTTTGTATCTCGTTGGAAACCATACAACGAACCCACCTCTCTATATCAACGTCGTTTCCGTAGGTGTTATGAAAGATACGTTTGACTTCTTCTTTCACGATTGGAATCATAATTTCCTTTATATCCTCTTTAGTCAACTTTAATTCGTTATGGATATAGTTTTTTACTTCTCTGTATCTATATTTACTCATAATCAATCACCGTTTAAAACATGTAACAACTCTCTTGCTTTCCTATAGGTGTCAAAACCTTTTACATTTATCCATTCAGACGAAATACATTTGTCTTTTCTGACTTGTACGCAATACACGACTATCGGAATACAGCCACTATACCTTATTTCTTTCACAATCCTATATCTTTCCATGTCAGATACAATTTCTTATAAACGTTTTCCTGTCAACCATACCGTTCTTTGATTCTTCCACCAAGTCAAAGAATATATTAGCATAACAAACATACTTGTCTATCATTATACATATTCCATCAGACGGATAATATTCACATGAAACGTTATCGTCCCAATCTATATATTTTTGCGCTTCTTTGGCTACATCATCACAAGCAATCATATACTCTATGTATTTATTAGATGCTTTTCTGATTTTATCAAATATATTACCCTTCATTTTCTGCTTCCTCTATTTATCGTTAAAATATTTTTGGTTCTTCATCGTATGGAGATTTTACTTCAATTTCAGTTGTTACTGTAACCTTATCTATGTTGTACCCGTTTGAACCAATTACGAACTCACCGTTTTCTACAAATTCCACCCTTGTAATATGAGATTTATAGCCTCCGCTGGATATCTTTACATCTTGGTCTAAATCTCGTGCAGTAAGCAATAAATGCGCTAAATCTCGTATTGTCATTTCTCACCTCCTTTCAAATATCCATTTTCTACACACCAACATAGCATTTGGTAGGCAGCTTTGATAAAGCTATCATCTGATGTTGTAGTAAACCAACTTCCGTCACCTTCATTATTCAGGTAATCTACTACCCACAACTCGTCATAATAATATAGGTTAAGATAATATGTTCCTTCATTCAGATTAGGTTGGATGCTGCGTGGAAGCATTTCGATAATATCCTGCAATGTAAAAGTATATAACATTTCTTCCTCTGGTAGTATAGGTCTTAGCGAATAAGCAAATTCCAGATGATAATACTTATCACATAATTCTATTGGTATTTCGGGAGAACCTTTCATTTCTCTATATGGCAACCAAACCATGCTTCCTTTGCTTATATCAACACCTAATTCTTTTAGGTGCTGCATTTGCTTGATATTTAGAACTTGATTTTTCATTTTGTTTCCTCTATTTCTATGTTAGTCACTTTGCCACGGCTGATGAAACGTATTCTATTATTTGTACTTAATCCAAAAATATTACACAAACAGTCCGCCTTTAAGCATTTGCGGCAAGTGTAAAACAAAGAGCATTTATCGCAATAGCAAATAATTGTTCTAAGATTTATTGCCTCATGCAGCACTCCGTCAATTATTATTCCGTTCTTTACTTCCATATCAATCTACTAATTCAAAATGAAATTTACATTGTCTAATCTCTCATTTTCAGAACAAAATCCAAAGTTTTCTTGTTTCCATCCTAATGCTTCATAATCTTTAGCACAAATCGGTCTAAAATAGCAAGCATCACACGAAACTTTTTCATCACGTACAACTCTTACTTTATTAAACCCGACTTGAACAATATTTCCAATATTTAACTCCCTATGCTTCATAATACTCTTCATTTGATGTTATACTATTTGTATTTTTCGATTTTCTCGTCCAACTCCTGCAATCTCTTAGCTATATAGGAAGAATTGGAATTTTCGCTCCTATAAGGGCTTTTATCCGATAAGAAAAAGTCTTTCTGTTTGTCAGATAATGAATAGAATCCGTCCCAGCTATGACAGATGGCTTCGTTGACAATTGCACAAGCAAGAATAGGGTTTCCATCAGAATACTTTTCTAACTTGGAATACATCATCTTTGCACCTCGTTCCGTCTTGTACTGCTTCTTGATTTCGTCCTTGTAGTCAAGCCAAATGTTCCAAGAATCTTTCAGTTCCTCACTGACATAGGACAAGTCGGCACGGACATCAAACGTTTTACTTGTTGTCGAAACACGTTTCTTGCCTTTCAGTATAGCGATGGCTTTCTTTGCATCTTCTTCGGAAATACCCAACAAGGCATTGGTCTGAATAAACTTGTCCTTATGTTCAAGAAGCATGTCCGAACCATCATCAAGTATAACATAGCTTTCGATTTCTTGGTGCTCAAAGCAGTAACGTTCTATTTCGCAACCGCGAGGAAGTGTAAAATGAGTATCTCTATTTCCATGTTTGAAGGAATACATTCTGTCAGTACAGCCGACAATAAGTTCGGGATATAAAAAAGGCTGGTGTCCTGCTTCTCTCTCCAAGTCAACCAAATTCTCTATGGTCTGTTTCAAGTTATATCCCCTCCAAGAAGAAGTAATCACTATCTTAGCATCCGTAGCATCACATATCCTCTTTATCAATTCCATTTTTTCGGGGTCAAGCTTCCATTGGCAGCGATGGGTAGAAACAACTCCGTCAATGTCTAAGAAAATAATCTTCATGTCATTTGTATTTTAAAGTTTAACAATGCCTTCCGCTTTCATCCGAATATCTAATATTTTTTCGTCTTTAGCTTCATCATTACTTATTCTAATAGTTTTAATTCCAATCGTTTTAAAGTCCTTATCTCTAAATGAATCTTTTTCATTCTGTTTTGATGATGAATGATATATACCATCAATCTCTAAAGCAACTCTTAATGTAGGAATAAAGAAATCTAAGAAGTAAATCTTTCGATTGATAACAAAAGGTGCTTGGTGGATAAAATTAACACCTTTTTTAATCAGATAATTTCCCACAAAGTGTTCATACTTATTTGCTTTGTTTTGTAAATCATATCTATGGACTTCAATCCAATCCTTCGTACTATCCGACATACTGGAGAACTTAGCAATGATTGCATAGTCTTTGATATAACTTTTTGCATTATAAAGTTCTAATGGAGTTTGAACAATAGGTTTCTTCTTAGTCGTTCCTTTGTTCCATTTCTTGTTTTTAGGCTTCTTTTTCATAATATTTCAATTACTAATATAGTTTACCTTTTATATCCTTCATACCATTTATCTAAAGATTTAAAAGATAAATAATAAAAAGAATATTTTCGGCTTACTTTAACGCCTACATGCACTAACAACACTCCCGTACCCTCCACCTACTTATGTAGGATTTATATTTTCGTTCTATGTAATCTACTTTGTTATTAAAAGGCATGAAGTCGATAGTTGTCTGGCAAGGCATTGCTATCATTATCCAGTAGTTACATAGTTTGTTAGTACAATATCCCATTTTCAATGTTAAAGCATCGTATGCGAGGTGTGGAGATAAGAAACCTTCTGCCGTTTAGCATAATAAAGCAAAAAGCACCGAGAAAACTCCCAGTGCCTTTAGATTTGCTGTACACTGGCAGGCTGCACGATTGCAGGTGATAGTTGCCAATGTAAGCTATATGTTGAATTGCTATTGAATCCTAATATCGTTTATCACCGAGACTATCACCTCTCGATTGCAATGCAAAGAACGCTTTTATTTTTGAAACTTCCAAAAAACAAGTCAAACTATTAACAATTATTATAAAGCCGACTTGTAAACTGAATACAATTCTTTCAGTTTTGCTATTCTTTTGCCTAACTTTATATCCTCATAGCCTTGATTTGTATAAATCCTAATTGCTGCTAATTCTTTGTCTTCAAATATACTTAAATCTCCAACGAGCCACATTTCTAAAATATATTCACTCCCTAAATTATTGGATGTTGCATGAATATCCTCTGACATAACATATTGAGAATTATAAAATGTATATGGATTTCCTTCCACATCAAGAAAAATAACTTTGTTTCCTTTGTCCATAGATATAATACCTCCACATTCCCAATAAAGGCGTAAAAACTCATCATCGCCATTTTTATAGAAGGAAGCATATAGTATTCCCGGATATTTATTGACTAATGGTCTTGACGTCTCAACAACATGAGTTTTTGTAAACTTGTCAATCTCATTTTTTCTGATTTTTTGTGCATTTACTGAACACATAACACTGCATAAAGCAATCAATGTTACTACTACTGTTTTCATTGTCTTATCAGTTTTTCGATTATTGTTCTTAGTTCCTTCTCCCAATCCTTGTTCCCGTGCATAGGATAACTTAGCTGATGCCAATTATGGTAGTCAAATAGCTTCATCCGGCATGGGTAGTAATCAAACAGTTTCTTCTCATTGTGGAATACTCTGATGTGCTTTCCCTCATACTCTCCAATATTGCTTGATTTAAGTTTATAGACCGCCAAAATCTCATTAAACTTTTCCATTGGAGTAAATATACTCTTCGCCATAATTCAGCCCTCCTTTTCGGGAGTATAACCTCCCATGAGTCTATAGTTAGGTATCAGCTTGTCGATGCTCTTAATCTCAAATCGTGTATAAGTCACACAATTCGGATATATCTTACAAAGTCCGTTGATTATATACTTGTCATTGAAGTACATTTCAAGCTTCATGTGTACCTCGGATGCGGAATATTGCCTTTTGTCAATAAAGAATATCCCGTCTATTTCACTTGAAAATCCTCTGTTTGTAACTCTGAACAAGTCGCGAAGTTCTTGTATCACGTCTTGTATGCTAATCGGTTGTTTTTCCATTTTCAAATCAAATATTTATTATTGCTACTGTTAATGCTATGAAGATTATTGCTATTATTGCAGCACTTGTCAAGCATCCTTTTTCGTATTCATCCTCATTTTGAGGAGTATTTTCATTATACCAATCCAATATATGTTTCATACCTCAACTTTTACATAGTTATTCTCCTTTCAGCTTTTTAACCAATACATCAGCCATACTTACGCTCATGTCAGCTATGGCTATTATTGATTTGTTCTCATATTGTGGATTATTTAAAAGTGTTTGCATTGTTGCTATTGCAGCATTTATCCGAACCTCTTCCCAATCACGCCCCTTTGCTTCTTCCTTCACTTCATCAAGAAGAATAAGTTCATCACCTAAGAACGACTGCTTGCCGTCCTCTGTTACGTAAATGTTGGTGTATTCGCCAGCTTTTATTACTTCAATTGTTTCCTTTGTTGCTATTAATATTGCTTTCATCTCTTTATGGTTTTAGTTTACAAGTCACTGCCTGCTATTACTGTTTCATTTGACAAGTCAGCCCGTTCTATTACTGATACGATTTTAGAATCTCTATAGGAACGAAAATGACTTTTTACTACACGATACCTTAATTTGACCCTATCCCCAACTTTTGGTGCAGTTGTCATATTGAAAGCACCGCTTATCATTTCAAAACCATGCCATTTATTCAGATACGAAAAATTTTCATTTGCCGCCAGTTCTTCGGAGTCTATTTTAAATTTCCACTTGGCAAACCTATTATATCGCCTCAGAATCTCAACTACAGTTCCTTCCCAATAATAATACTTGGGCTTTTCTCTAATCGCTTTCATACGCGCGATATTTACCCTTCTTTTCAGTTCAGCCTTAAGTTGCTCATTGGAGTAATTGGAAAGCTCTAATTCGTCTTGTATGGAATGGATTACAACGTCTACTATGGCATCCGTCCTATTGGCAAATACAGAAAGTAGTTTTTCCCTTACTTCTTCTTTACTCTCAAAGACAATTTCGTCTATTTGCATCTTTACATTAAAGACGTTGCCCTTTTTAGTTATTAGGGCTATTTGAAGTATCTTCATAAGTTATATTCTTTGTATTTAGAAATTGAATTGAACGTAGCTTGTACGCGGCTACTAATATACTGATAAAAATTAGCATTCGTAAAGTCAATGCCGATAAACAATTTGTTGTTGTTTCTATTGGCTTCCTGCATGAGTTCCTTTATTTCCGCTTTGTGACACTGGGTGAGAACAAAACTTGTACGGTATTTAGTCCAATTCAAAAAGAACAGTTCTTCATCTGTAGAATTTTCATTCAGCATAGGTATTACTTTTCGTAGTATTCTACAAAAACAAGCGAACTCAGCACTTTCTACTACTTTTCTGTTTCGCGTTCTTGCACTTGCTATACTTGCTTGCTTCTTACTTTCTTCGTCAATTCGATAATTGCTATTAGCTGTGCCAGATAATATGCCACGTGCCTTGTTCGCTGCCAAAGCCTCCTTTGTTCGTTTGCTAATTAGTTCGCGTTCGTACTGCGCCACGGATGCAAAGATACCTAATATCATAGTGTTGACTACTGGAAGGTCACAAAAGTATATTTCTATACCCGTATTAACTACATGGAAAACGAATTCGGCATTTCTTGAAAGCCTATCGAGCTTAGCCACTACAAGGGTGCAACTATTAGCTTTGCAATACTCTATAGCTTTCCACAATTCCACACGGGAACAGTCTTTCCCCGAAGCTACATCCACAAATTTAGCGCAAATAATTCCACCTTTGCTATTAATATAGTCTATACAAGTCTTTTCTTGTGCTGACAACCCTAAACCGCTATCACTTTGTTTATTCGTTGATACACGAAGGTAGTAAACATATTTATCCATCTTATTACTAACTGATTATTATTATTACAGACAAAGCTATTCCGGCTATAAGCCAACTGATAACATCACTACTATATTTGAAGTTAGGACGTAGTATGATGGCAAATAAAGCCACAATATCCCACACCAATAGTAGAAGCATGAACTTTCCCATTATCTGCCTAATTTAATGAGTTCTCCGGACAACAAACAGCCAATAAATCCGATAATTATTATTAATGCCATAGTTTTTAATATTTAGAAGTTATACAAATTGTTTTGATATGGTAATGCAGCCTAAACCCGTGTTTCTATTAAACTGGCTGACTTTAATGTTAATATTAGGCTTTATAAGCTCTTTTATACCATCAACTAAATTAATGTATTTAGATGCGTTCGCTTCTATTATAAGGGCTTTATACATTTCTTCGCACATAGCCATATACTTTTTAAAATCTCTTTTATTGAAGCGGATAACTATTTTACCGTGCGTTTCAATAAATTTGTTGTGCCCTACATAAAACTTTCTTTCATCATTGCAATGCACCAATTTGTCGCCTACATATAGGTACGTTCTTTGTCCCATGCTGTACTTACTATCTACTGATATGCTATTAAAGTAAACCGCTTGTTTCTTTGGAATGCCTACAGACACAATGTTTTCCAGAAGTTCCATGTTTGCTTTTGCCTTCTCAAAGTCTTCTTCAAAATTTTTATAAGTTTTCATACACTACTTTATTGTTATATTATATATATTATATATATTATATATATTACCAAAACAGTTATAACTTTTTGTTATAATGGAAGATTATGCTCTGATAATATATACGGGTGCTTTAAATTAGTAATACCATGATACAATATTTCGCGCTTTGTTTCTGCCTTGTAAATAAACAAATTTCCATTTCTCACCGCCTTCATTGTATCGTTGATATTCAACCCTTGCAGGCTTATAAACTCTTTGAGTTCCGGTTTAAACTTAGTTATTAACTTCATGCTATTATCTAAAAACGTAGTTACATAAATCTGATAGCCAGCTCATAAACTGAATAACCATCATAAAAATAAAAATTCCACAAAAAACAGCTGTAGCTATTACTATCCGTTGCCATATAATGCGATAATCACGCTTTAATATTTTACCGCTGATAAAGCGACCGTTATAAAAGTCTGTTATACTCATAGTTTTATTATTTATTAATTATACACTGAAAAAATACACTCTATTTTGATATGCCCTACAAATAAGTAGAGCATACCTATTAATACGTTGACGTTTCATATTATCCGACTATTTGAATACTGCCTTCGCTATTTACGTAATATTCCATACCACACAAAGAATATATGGGAATATAATAATCGCGCCATCTATTACCGTTATTATAGAAGCCTACAAACTGAAAGCGTTCACCCTTGTAATTATCAAGTATATTCATTTCCCGATAACCGAAAGGGTTGTTTTTCCGTTCCTTACCCGTTGGTGTCTTATATAAGTTCATAAGCCACGCAAAACCTTTAGCACTTTGTTCTTCTGTTACTTCTATTTCGGTATCACAACCGGGATAAAAATTTGCCGCCTCATTATCACCATTATTTGCACGCTTTTTCAAAAGTAATACTTCGCATTCTGTTATTACTCTGTTTGCCAAAATGTTTTCGATTATTTGAGATGTTTCTAACTTTTTCATATCATTTGTATTTTAAATTACCAATTTTACATTTTCAATATTTAACAGTTCTACCATAACTAACTTTTCCGTTCTTATTTACTCCGATAGCGGTTAAAGAATGTACTTCGCCATCTTTCCAGCCAACTATACAAGTGTCTGTTAGTTCCTTAATACATTCCTTTGGCGTATAAGTCAACCATATATGTTACTTTGCTTCTTGCAACGTTAAAAACATTTCGTTGCATCCATCTATAGTATAAGTTTTTATAGTTTACTCCTCCGTTTCTATTTCTATTTCTATTTCGTCCAATACCTTTCGAAATTGCCTGCCCAAGAAGATAACAACGTATTGTAACGTCGCAAGCCTCTGCACCTTCTTCAAGGTAGGATAAATCACAGCCGAATTCAGTTAGTGCTTCCTTTAACAATTCAAAGTTGTGGCAAAGATTTTCTTCTGCTTGCCACGTTGAAAACGTGTATGAGCCAGAAGCGTTTCCAGTTACGCTATCATTTACAAACAACGTATCGTTCAATTCTTGCTCCACTTCTTCTCGGTTGCTGCTTGTTACTACGATTTTATTTTCTTCAATGTAGTTTCTAACGTCTTCTTTCACGTTCTCCAGATAATTGTAAGTTTTCATAATTCTATATATTTAAGTGATTGATTTTCAATTTTCTGTACTCTGCATTTCCACGGGCTTGTAACCGTCTTAAGGCTGCATTACAGCGAAGTACGGAAAAATCGGATGGCTATCAGATAACAGCTATATATCATAGCTCTATATATCCGTAGGCTTATATCCTATTTCCCGTTTCTTCTTCATATCATTCATATAGCCAAGTAGTGTATAGGTAACGACATCCTATATACTTGCTGCAATTACGTTTATTGCACTTGCTTGACACTATATTAATATCTCATAGCGCCTACCTTCGCATGCAATGTTATCTGGTGCAACTATTCATGCGTCAACGCTTTTCCAGTATGTAAGTCTTTCAAATATCGCTCTGTCTTCGTTGAACTCCTTGTTCCCTTTCGACATTACAAAGATACGGCTTTATTTTGATATATATGTTAATTAAACGTTAAAAATATATCCAACTATCGTATTTTAACCCTCATTCACATATAAAGTACGTAATTGCACAAATATTTACATAAAACAGCCGATAATGAAGGATAACAATACCAAAAAAACAAGTAGTTACTAAGAATTGGAAATCTTTTTTTTGTCCCCAACTCTGCAAAAGTTTTTCCTGCCTTCATGCAGCCACGCACACACACGGATAATATATTATATATATTAATTATATATATAGTGCTTCGCACATTGGCAGCGGTAATAACCACTTATTAAAAACAAGTTTTTAATTTTGTTCTAAAGTATATTAATTAATAATATCTATATTAATATTATATATATAATATAATTATAATAATATATTATTTAGTATATATATATATATATAATTATATCTATGTTATATTGTATGTATATTATTGTTTTTATGTGTTATATTGATTTATATAATTATATCTGATTTGTGTTATATTGAATTATATAAAGCCTAATTATTTTAATAATCACGCATGAATACGCACGCACATACGCGTAACGAGAAAACATCAATCAATATTCTTTGCAAACGGATGTTTGGTTTAAATATTCAGCTAGTTTAAGCCTTCGTAACTGTTCCGGGTATGAAGGCTTTCTCCGTGCTTCGTTCGTTTCTCCGTGCCCCTGCAAACAAGCAAGACGGGCAAAGAATCCTTCATAGGGGTATGGGGGGGGTAAACCGTAGCCGGAAACGGTGGGGTACACATAGCCTAACTCCGAAAAAAATAAAAAAAAATAAATTTAGTCCGTGGTTAAACAGTTGATTATCAGCCGCTATGTAAATTGCCGTATTGGGGATAAATGTTGTAAGTATCTGATATTCAGCCGTTGTTGTAATTCCGACTTTGGGAATTATTGTCCGTGGGTGTAGTATATTTGCCTACTGATGTTTTTAATTTCCCCGAAATCGTGGGTTTTAGAATATTGGATGTTGGTTTGGTTGATAGTATGCTTTATTTGCATTTATACAACGTTTATTTGCGTATTTTACCCACAGACCTAAGTATTTTATCGTCCGACCGAAATAAAATTAAAATTTTCGCTTCTATAATTTGGATTTTAGAATTTAGTTAGTACATTTGCGGTGTTGTTTAACTAAAAACTTGAATGATATGAAAGGAGATTTTGTTTATGAAGCGTAGTGAGCATTTGAATGTTGTTGCTGGCAAGTATTTGAAATTTTTCCCTTTGTCAGTTAATGGGCTTAAGTATGTCATGTATGGTGTTGATTTAGACAATCGCCTTGTCTTGCGTTCAGATGACAAGGACATTACTTGTAACTTTTCTGATTTGGGTATTGATTCTTCTCACATCTTTGAGGATGAATGTAACCGTATGATTTACGAGGCAAAGGAGGTGTTTATTGACAAGCAATCCCATCGCGAGCTTTATGTTGTGGACAAAGGTGACGAATGGCGTTCTTATTGGGTTGAGGATTCCTATGTCATAGGTGCTAATTGCTGTACTATTCGTTCTATTTCAGACTTTCTCCGCGAGAAGAATAAGTTTTTCTGTGGTGACATTGTGGCTAAGTACGATGGTGGTGTTCCCACTTACTACTTTGTGGATGCTTTTACAGATGTTTCGGGTATTTTCACGGTTGTGTTCAGCTACTTGGATAGTGATGGTAAAATTGCTCATTGCTATTCCGACAAGGGGATGTATCGTGTTCTTGAAGAGGTTGCGTTTGAGCATTGGCTTTCCCGTGGATTCAAGTACGACAATGAGAACAATACGTTGTGTCCCATCTTTTATGAGTTAACTGACAATTCCTATGTTTTTTATTGTAGCGACGAGCCAGTTTCGGTTCTTGCTAACTGGAAGATAGGTACTTATGGCTTTGCTAAGGATAAATTTCCCCTCATTGTGCCTTTTCACAAGTTCAATCCCGACAATATTGGTGGAAGTTTGCAGCACAATGTTGTAAAACAGCAATAAAAGTTTACATTTTAGAGATTTTTTTTCTATATTTGCATTGAGATAATATTAAAATCGTTAACAAATGGCATATTTATATCTGTTATCTTTATTAACACTTGTAGCATACATTGGTTATGCTTTGAAGGTATGCGGACTGCCTGCATCGCTTTCAGATACCTACTATATTTTGAAGGATAAACACCGTCCTTCTTGGCTGTTTCAGCTTGCTATGGTTCTCTGTCCTATGCTTCTTGTTCCCGTATGGCTTGAATTGTCCTCTGAGAGTGTTCAGTTTCTCTCTTTCTTGGCTTGTGGCGGTCTGATGTTTGTCGGTACAGCCCCTCTGTTCAAGGAGGAGTTTCAGAGGAAGGTTCACTTCGGTGGGACTATAGTAGCAGGACTGGGTACTACCTTGTGGCTTGTACTTTCCGGCATGTGGTATATACCTTCCGCTTTCTTCTTTGTGTCGGGCATTGTCATGCTGTTCAAGAAGAAGTGGCTGTTCTGGCTGGAAATGGCGTTGTTTGCGAGTGCTTATTCTGGATTGTTAGTTAAAATGTTATTGGATTGATTATGAATTTGAGTTTTAAACAAGCTATAGACCTTCACCAGTGCCTCCGCTACATTGAGGCTTGCCAAGAGGCTATATACGGGAACGACAATACGAGTGACAACATAGAGGTCGGGGACGTATCTGTGACGTTTCACTTTGACGATGGCGAAACCTTTGTGGATAGCTTGATTGTTTCCGGTTCGGAGTGCAAGAAGGGTCGTATTGATGTTGAAGACTATTTAAGAGAATGATATGGAGTTATATTTAGAACCTATTTACCGTGACCGGAATTGCAAGGGGCAGTTCAACAAGGGTCACAGATTGAGATTTGGAGGGCGACCTTGTTCCGAGGAAACTAAGAAGAAGCTGTCGGAGATTATGAAAAAGAGGATAGCTGACGGTTCTACCAAGATGCCTCATTTTCAGAAGGCTGTAATAGTCATTAAGGACGGTCGGATTGTGGGTCACTATCCTTCCGCTACGGAGATGGCTCGCAGGCTGGGAATTACCAAGTCGATTATTATTCGTGTCTGCTTGGGTATTCGCAAAAGCTATCGTGGATGCAATCTTTTTTACGAGTGTGATTCAGATAAATGGATGAAACTAATTAAAGAATGAGATTATGAACATGTTTAATACGAACTCAACGACCGTCATGCAGTCCAAGTTGTTGCTTGGCTTGGGTATTGACCCTCGGACGGCAGATTTGACCTTGCACGACGAGGAACGCGACATACCTCTTTGGAGTATGATGCGTCTGATAGACATGATTCCCGGCTTTATTGTGGATGATGATGGTTATACATACTCATTTACCATAAGTAAGGGGACATACGTGTATAATCTGTCCTATACCCGTAAGACCAAGCATGGGGAGAAGACTTTAATCTCCTTTCACAATCCGGTAGACAGCTTTGGCGAAACGGTCATTCTGATTATCAAATGGCTGTTTGATATGAAGCTGTTTCCGACCAAATACATGGCGAAATACGTTAAAAAGAAATGAGGTTGACTATTTACTGGACTAAGGAGGCTATGCACAAGCCTTCCGATGGTTCACCAAGAATGTATGACCGTATTGTCAAACGCTTCGGATTCTCTGATTATATCAGCATCAATGGTGAAACACCCGTTGATGTTAAGGAGATTGACCTTCCGGATTTGAAGGTTGCCGAGGAGCGTGGCTACATACAGATAAGAAACAGGTGATATGGATGAATATGAAGATACACATGTAGTTGTTTCCGAACGGGAAGCACTAATATCCACTGTCAGCTATAATATTATGGCTACTAACGACCTTGCTTGTGCTACAGTGATATTTGCACTGTTTAGGTTAAGGAAAAGTCCCTTTTACCGCTTTCGTGTAAAGCAGTTGGCGAATAAGGTTGAGCTTGAAAGAAGTAGATATGAGAAGGTAATAAATGCTATGATGGCTGATTCTTCCGCTAAGTTTGCCGATTCCAATGATATTTTCATGGACGCTATTCAAGATGAAGTTGATGCTCTGTTTAATTCTATTAAAGGTGAGTATGACAAGTCTTGTGTCGAGGATTCAGAGCTTTTCAGTTGGCTGGAAATGGCAAGGACTATGTGTGATTATAGTTGTTGCCAGTTGAAGTACCGCAGGCAGGAGATGATTGCCAAAGACCCTTCGTTCAAGAGGCTTAAATTTGCCCATTTAGACTTGAATAAGATGTCACAGCTAATGAATGAGCTTATGAAGGCTTTAGTTCCCGATGTGGATTTGAATACTGATGCGTGCAACAAGGCTATTCGGGAATTAGGAAAAAAGCTGATTGACCCGGATATTATTGCTAAGGCATTGTTAAGACAAGAATAACTAACCATTATAACTTTTTGTTATAGTATAAAAAATGTAAAAATGAAAGAAGTAGCTAAATTGGTTCTACACTATGATTTGGAGGATTTGGTAAAATTTCAGACCTCAGAGATAAAGTCTATGTTTGAGATGTACTCACAAGCAGTTAAGGATGGATGTGAAGAGGACTTTGACTGTGCCATATCTATGAAGAAGGATATTCTGGCATGTTTGAATACACTTCGTGAAATATCTATGAGTGAAGATGATTTGGAAAAGAAGTTTGAAACTGACATAAATTTGAATTAAAATGGACGTAAATAGAATTGAATTAGAGGGAAATCTTGTAAAAGACCCGGAATTGAAGACAAGTAAGAACGGTCAAAGTTTTGCATTTATTACAGTATGCGCAAGCTATCCTAAAGGCAAAGCTCCTAATGTGGAATGGATTCCAGAGTTTTTCGATGTTACATTGTTTGGTGCGGATGCTGAGGAGATATGCCAATATGCTAAGAAAGGTAGTCGTATTTGGGTATCGGGTATGATGCGTTCTACTATAAACCAAGATACAAAGGTGAAATATTGGAGTATCATTGCCAACAATGCTCATGTTTTGATAAAACGTGGAAAGAAGGAAGCTTCTACTACTGGGCAGCAGCCAGCCCCAGCCGTACAGCAGCAAATTAAGCAAGCTCAACAAGTAGCAGCACAAGCCTTTAATCAGCCTTCCCCAAATGACCCAGATGGATTACCCTTTTAATTATGGAAGAAAAAGAAAAGAAATGCTTTAAATGCAAAAGCCCATCATTGGAATTATAATTTAATGAAGTCTGTTTTTATTTTATCAAGAAAAGCTCATAAGTTATTACATAAATATATATATGTAAATTCTAATGATTTATTTTGCTATACTAATGAAGGAGTTAAAATTGAAACATTAGAACAAGCCACTGATATATTTACTAAAATATTATTAGAACATAACTGTAATGATAAAATTGAACATATATTATTATGAGGGAGTTGGAATTAAAATTTAACGGTAAGGGCAGTATGAAGCCTTTCCGTTTCCAGCAGATTAACAAAGGTAACAATGCGTACATCTACATGGTTGAGATTATTGAAAATCCGAGTGTACGTTGGTATGAAGTATTCAGACGTAGGGAATGTAGCGACACTGATGTAGTTCTTAACGGTCAGACAGTTCATTACGAGGCAAGAGTTCTATATCCCACAGCTAACGATTTTGGTGTCAGTGCTTTTTGTTGTCAGACACTTAGCAGGGCATTGGAGCATTTTAACCGATGGGAGAATGGAAGAGAAGATTGATAGAATTTTAGCTTTGCTGGAAGAGAACAATGAAATTCTTAAAGAAATCAAGTCTAAGATTGAGATGTCTGAATCGGAGGAGTGCGTGACTAAGCGTACACTTCACGATTTCATCAACAATGTTGTTGCAGACCTCTTTGCGGATATGCTGTTGCAGCCTAAAGGCAGAGGTCACGTAAGTAGGGAAGATATTATGCAATTTATTAACAAAATGAAGTGATATGGAGAACAATTTTATAAATCGTTCAAGATTAATTCATAACAATTATTATGATTATTCTAAAGTTAATTATAAAAATTCTATAATTAAAGTCTGCATCACTTGTCCTAAACATGGTGACTTTTGGCAAATTCCAAAAAGCCATTTAAGGGGGAATGGATGCCCTAAATGTAAGAGCGAAAAGAATAAAAAGATAATATATGGATTCGGAATTAATGACTATAATAAATCCGTTAAGGTAAAAAATAGGCATATATATTCATATTCTTTATGGAGAGGCATTATTAGAAGGGGATATGATAATAATGTTAAAGTACGTCAACCTACTTATCAAGACTGTTCTGTCTGTGACGAATGGAAGTATTTTTCTAATTTCAAGCATTGGTTTGACGAAAACTATGTAGAAGGGTATGTACTTGATAAAGACATTTTAGTAAAGGGGAACAAGGTATATTCTCCAGAAACTTGCTGCTTTGTACCAGAAGAAATCAACGTGATTTTTACTAAAAGACAAAGATATAGAGGTAAATATCCTATTGGCGTTAGAAAAGATAGAAACTCATATATAGCAAGTGTAAGTGAATATGGTACTAAAAAATACATAGGGTCATTTAAAACAGAAAAAGAAGCATATAATGCCTATAAAAAAGCTAAAGAATTATATATAAAAGAAATTGCAGATAAATATTTTCAATGTGGAAAAATATCAGAAAGGTTATATAATTCTATGTATAATTATAAAGTAGAGGAGAATGATTAAATGAATTTAGATTATAAAAATGATATAATTAATAGCAGAATTGGTTCATTAGGTTCATCAGACGGGAAGGTACTTGCCGCCATAGCTAAGAACGGTTGTGTTCAAAGAGGGCAAGTAGAGCGTCTTGCCATTGCCAAAGGTCTGTATGAAAGACCAAACATTACTAATATTGCCATGCAGTACGGTGATTTCATAGAAAATATGATTTATGACAGCTTGGTGCAAGTAGATGAGCGTTGGGAGAGCAATAAATGCTTTAGAAGTCAGAAATACGGGCGTGAAGGACTTGGTTTGCTCGTGCATATTGATTTCTCTCTTTTTGACGAGAGTAGGGATAAGCCATTGCTCTTATGGGTCGAATGTAAGGCTACTACTACTGACATCGAGCAGACTTATAAAGATTATAAGGAACAACTTTATGTTGAGTATGTGCTTGGTAAGGAATTGGCAGAGCAGTTAGGTGCTGATTTCAAGCTTGAACTTTGCCACTATGATGCTTCTGTTATGTTTGAGGACGAATCGCAGCTACAGTTTGCTTTTGACCCCGATAAGATAAGCAGAAAGAAGGTGATATTCAAGAAGCCAGTATTTGATATTGCTTCTGGAATGGATATTGCCGCCCAGTACGTGTCCGAAATGACTGAATACAAACGTGAGGAAATAGATTGGGATTATTTGCCTGCCGAGGTTCAAGAACAGATGAAGCAAGTAAACAATATCCTTGTTTCAATAAAGGAGAAGCAGGACAGCATAGAGGAATTTAAATCCCGTTTCTATGATTTCTTGTGCAAGAATGAAATCAAGAGTGTAAAGACCCCCTATTTCACTATTAGCAGAGTGGACGAAAGCGTATCTATTCAATTCGACAAGGTACGTTTTACGGCTGAGCATCCAGAACTGGCGGCTAAATATCAGAGGGCGGTCAAGAAGAAAGGATATGTACTGATTAAGACTAAGGAGGTGAAGGATGAAAAGTAAGATTATAAAGGCTGTGGGAAAAGAGATACTTTCTCTTGTCTGCATTATATTGTCTATAATTGGTTTACTTTTTGTAGGTCATTGGCTTTACTCCATCAGTAATATATTAGTATGGATAGTTTTAGGTATTCTCTTTTTAGGCTATATTGGCAGTGTAGTATATTCATGCATTGATGCTCCTGCCACTTCTTATTGGTACATTGTATATTATTACAGTAGAGGTCAAGCTTCTTTGTTTCTGCCTAAAGAAGATGATTTTTTCAATGTGGAGTATTACCGTAATCTTATCGAGAAGGAAGTTGGGTATAGGGTTATGATTTTAGACTGGAAGGAATTTACAGAAGAACAATATCAATTAATTTTAAAAGGAAATGAGCGAAACGAGAGTAACGGGATTGCAAAGGCTGAATAGCTACATATCCCACAATGCAACCCAAGAGTATTTGAAAAAGGTATTGAGTGATAAAAAGGATGCTTTTGTAAGCAATTTGGTATCTTTAGTAGCTAACAATGCAAAATTGCAGGAATGTGAGCCGGCAACGCTTATGTATGGTGCTATTCGTGCTACTGCATCCGATTTGCCGCTTGACCCATCTTTCGGTTGTGCTTATCTGATACCTTACAAGAACAATAAGTTAGGTATTACGGAAGCGCAATTTCAGATTGGGTATAAGGCTTATGTGCAGTTGGCATTGCGAAGCGGTCAGTTCAAGTGCATTAATTGTACAGATGTACGAGAAGGAGAGCTTATAAACCGCAACCGATTGACGGGTCAGATAGACTTCAAGTTTGAACAAGACGATAAGAAGCGAAATGAACTTTCTATTATCGGATTCGTTTCTTACTTCCAGCTTTTGAACGGATATGAAAGCACATTATATATGTCAGTAGAGGAACTGAAAGCTCACGGGCTTCGCTATTCACAGACGTACAAAAGCCAGTATGCCAATGTACGTGACAGTTCCAAATGGGTAACAGATTTTTACGAAATGAGTAGGAAGACGGTTATTAAGCTGAACTTATCTCGCAATGCTCCTCTTTCCGTTGAGATGCAGAAAGCTATCCGTGACGACGAAGCTGTATTCCGCAGTGAAGATACACCGGATTATGTAGATAATGTTGGTGACGAGCCTTTGATTGACAAGGATAAAGCATCAAAGGTAGCAGCAATGTTTGATGATGCTAAAATAGTTAATGAAAACGTTGGTAGCAAGAAGTAATATGCTTATATTTGCACAGTAATACGTGACGTGCGTGTTGCGACCAACTTCATATCATTTGGGGAAGCCTCGGTTAATCCGGGGCTTTTTCTTTTGAAGTTTTAAAAAAGTTTGGCACTTATATACAAAGTAACACTTGATTCTTTTTCATAACTTTTGGTTATAATTCCAAAACTAAATGTCGTTCTTTGAAATTCGTATTATGATACAAATCATAGCCATTATTTAGATAGCTTGAAAATATATAGCTATTTATTTGCATATATCGGGAATTTTTACTATATTGTAGAAGTCTTAAAAGCAATCACTATGGAAAAGAGGAACGGTTTCATACTATTCACAGAATCTTTCCCAGATGAGGAGAGTTGCATTAGATACTTTGAAGAAATGAGGTGGAACGGCAAAGTTGTATCTCCGTTCGACCCTTCTTCCAAAGTCTACAAATGTAGTAATGGAAAGTACAAGTGCAAGAACACTGGTAGATACTTCGACGTGAAAACGGGAACACCGTTTGCCAACACAAAATTGCCGTTCAGATATTGGCTTTATGCGATATTCATGTTTCTGTCCCACAAGCGGGGCGTTTCTTCTTGTCAGTTGGCGAGAGATTTGGGAGTTACACAGAAAACTGCGTGGTATATGCTCCATAAACTTAGATTCTATACAAGTTTTGAAAATGAGCATACTCTTGACAATGAGGTAGAAATTGACGAAACCTTTGTTGGGGGCAAGAACAAAAATCGGCATAAAGATAAGAAAGTTGAGAAATGTCAAGGTCGTTCTTTCAAGGATAAAGTTCCAGTATTCGGAATGTTGGAAAGAAACGGTCATTTAGTAGCAAAGGTAGTGCCCGATACCAAAGTAAGGACACTACTCCCTCTGATAAAAGGCTATGTTAAATCTGGAAGCGTCATATATACTGACGGCTGGGACTATGGAGGAATAACCAATGATTACATTCAAAGGTCAGTAGACCATGAGAAACATTACTATGGCTCTACTTATGCGACAGATAAGGGAGAAGTCATACAAGTAAGTACAAATGGTATTGAAAATGCTTGGTCGCACTTTAAAAGAATGATATTTGGAACTTATTACTCGGTTAGTAAAAAGCACCTCCAGCGATATATTGACGAATATGTTTTCAGATTTAACACTCGGTTCTATACGAACTTTCAAAGAATAGACTTATATTTGCGGAACATTGCATAAGTATGGCTCACAAGAAGAAAAATATGAAGGTAAAATCAAAAAAACTAAGAGATGCGCAAGCAGAACTTCATGCAAGTGTATCGAAATTAGAACTTGACAGTTTTATGAAAGCAATATTGCGTGCTGAAAAATATATAAAAGATAAGAATACTAATAAGAATTAGGATTATTTTTTAGGAAATAAATAACTTAAAATAATAGCAGGAAGAGCCAATATATTAGCTGTTGCAGTAGTTAGTAAGGCTACAAATACTGTATCGGAGACTTTATATACACATTTATCACAAGGATTTAACTGTATTATAGAAAATATTATTACAAATATTTCCCATCCCGCTAATATTACAAGAATCCCCCAGCCATATACTTGCTTTAAAAAAATATCAGCACTCTTATCTCTATTAGATAGGTCTTGGGCTATCTTTTCGTTATCTTCTAATATTTTAGCTCCACATATAGGGACAGATATATTGTTAGGATTTGCCTCTTTTAGTTCTTCCACAAAGCAATTAGCAGGATTATTTATATCATTTTCGTCCATATCTACCATAAAAAAATGTTTGTATATTCTTGTCGTCTATAACATCATAAGGAGAGGTGACATCCCAAGGACCGCCAGCTTCATGGGATTTATCACTTAACTTAAAAGGGTCAATTTTGGCTAATGATAATAATGAATCCAAAAAGGTTGTTAGTTTTTTGTCTTGTTCTATATCTTTTAATTCTCTATCTGTTTCACCTGATATACTTTTAATGGGATTAGCGACATATCGTTTAAAACAATCATAGGTTTTTTTTTCAACGGGTCCCCATCCCCATGCATAAAATGGGTCTTTTATTAATTTACGATGTAAGGTAGGATAAGCTAATCCATGAGCAAAGTATATCATTTTTAGCACAGACATATTTGTTATGGGCGTACCATTTTCAAGACATTTCTTTATGAAATAATCTGCAATAGCTAATCCACTATATCCTTTAGTACTATCCATATCCTCTATTTTTTCTGCAAATAAAATCAATTAAATTGAATGAAGTATTTATTCTTAGCAATTTTTTGAAGTTTCAAAGTTTAAACTGCAAGATTTATACTATCTTTGCACTAAAGATACGAAAAGTTGGGGAGAAATCCAACTATTCAATAATAAAGTAGCCTAATCGTCGTCAGAATCACCACCTCGGATAACACTAAGGCTATTAATGAACTTACTCATTGGGTTAAGTGTACTTCGTCATATTGGCGTAGTGCGCTGCCATTGAGTAAGTGGGCTTGTGGTGAGCCTTGACGACGTATGGCAGTAGCACTACGTCTTTTTTGTACCTTGATGTGTGGTTATTGCTAAGTGAGAGAGAGCTTTTTTAAAACTTTAGTATTAACCAATTAAAAACAAAAAATGGTATGAAGAAGATTTTTTTAATGTGGATGCTGGTATTTACAGCAGTAGTTAGTTTCTCGTCTTGCTCAGATGATGATGAATCTAAGTTTGATTATCCTATGGACACACTGTACGGAACATGGGAAGTTACGGAAATCATGGCTGGTGGAACTTGGTACGATGTAACCAAATATCCTTATGACAAGTTTGCCATGTCTATCTCATTCAAATCTGACGGTACTTATTATGGTTCTGGCTATCTTGGAAATGGTAGTGGTACATATACCGCAGAAGGTAAGACAATCGTAACTTATGTAAGCGGTGAGGAGTATGTTCGTTATACAGTTAAATCTTTAACTTCCAACACAGCGGAGCTTTCCATGCAAATGGGAGAAGGTAGTATAGATGTCAAAGCTCGCAAGAAATAATATGTCAAATAAAATCAATATCCAAAATTAGTATTATGGCATTGATAATCATCATAGGATTCATTGGATGCTTGCTATCCGGTGCTCTTATTAAACTTGGAAGATAAGTGATATTTCTCTATGATATTTTAGAAATAATCGCTATCTTAGCGGTCTAATTATAAACATAAGTTATACCCACCCGGCTTAGGGTCGGGTGGTATATAACTGCCAAAAGTTTGTATCTTTGTGGAAATTTAAAGCGAAATGATATGGGCAGAATTTACGTTGGTTTAGATAATGGTGTTTCCGGCAGCATCGGTATTGTCGGAGATGATATTGAATCTTTTTTTTGCAAGACACCCGTCAAGAAAGTACAAGATTATACAAAGGCAAAGAAAGAAGTGTCCCGGTTGGATTACAGCAAATTTATGGAACTGTTTTCCAAATACAACAAGAATGACATTACGCTTCTGATGGAGCGTCCTCTTGTAAATCCAAGCCGCTTTGCATCTACTGCATCAGCGTTACGTTGCCATGAGGCAGAACTTATTATGATTGAAGTAATGGGTATTCGCCACATGTTTGTAGATTCTAAGGAATGGCAAAAAGAACTTCTTCCAAAGGGCTGTAGTGGGGAAGAGCTTAAAAAAGCTTCTTTAGATATAGGAAACCGCTTGTTTCCACAGTTTGATAATATTAAACACCCAGATAGAGATGGCATTCTAATTGCAGAATATGCCCGACGCAACCACTTTTAGTTTTTTTACTTCATAAATTAGTTATTCGTGTAAGCCGTAGTGTTCCAATACATTATGGCTTTTTATTTGGACTTCGTAAAGTTCATTCGGTTCTCCGCGTGAATAGGACTTACTTTGCACAAACCAAAACAATACTTGTATGGGAAAACCGAAGAAAGAAACAGTTAGGAAATTGAGGGGTCTTATGATATTGGACCAGATGGAAGATTATACTCCTTTACATAAGCTACACAATCTTTCCAACGAATTGATAGAAACAGTTTCAAAACCTAAAAAGAAGAAGTCCTTATGAGAATTATCAATCTTTATCAAGAAACACTCGGCATTGTAAGTGATTGTTGCAAGGTCAGCAAAGAGAAAATCATATCCTCAAAGAAGGAGGAATGTGTGAATGCTCGTTATATTCTTGTCAGCATCTTGGGAGAATGGTACACAGACAATGAGATAGCCGAGCTTACTGGCTTATCTCGTCCTTGTACAAATAAGATTAGGAATAAGTTCAAATCCCGTCTTAAACGTTACAATGTCAACTGCCAGTATCAGGAAGCTAAAGAAAAAGCGTTTGCGGTGTTTAGAAATGGCGATTAGTTACCAACTTGATACAAACTATTCTTTTAGTAACAAACTTCACCGTTAATTTGTTGTGCCCTAATATTGGGGCATTAAACAATTAAAAGTAAAGATATATGGAATCAAAAACAGTTGTGTACACCCCCGAAGCTGGTGGTGGTAACAGTGGAATGATGGCTATGCTTGCCCCTCTGTTGCAGCAGAAAGGTATTGACCCTAACTTGTTGGTTGCTATGAACGGTAAGAACGGCAATAACGGTTTTGGTGGAGATGGTTCATGGTTTATGTGGATAATCTTCTTGTTCTTCTTGTTCCCGTTGTTCGGACGTAACGGATGGGGTGGCAATGATGGCGGCTGTGGCGGTGGTGCTGGTGCTCCCGGATTGGCTGGTCTTATCAACAACGATAATGGTCGTGAGTTACTTATGAGCGCAATTCAAGGCAACGGTCAAGCTATCAACAATCTGGCTACTAACTTGAACTGTTCAGTAGGTCAGATTCAGCAAGCTATCAACGGTGTAAGTGCTAAAGTTGCAGAAGTTGGCTGTCAAGTAGGTCTTTCTTCACAGCAGATTATCAACGCTATTCAAGCTGGCAACGCCTCAATCGCAAGTCAGATGGCACAGTGCTGCTGCGATGTGAAGACCGCCATCGAACGTCAAGGATATGAAAATAGACTTGCTACAATCAACCAGACAGATGATTTGAAGTCTAATGCTAACACCCAGTTCAACATCTTGTCAAGTAAAATTGACGCTCAGACTCAACTTCTTTCTGAAAAATTCTGCGAGCTTGAAAAGAGAGAAATGCAGCGTGAAATCCAGCAGTTACGTGACGAGAAACAAGGTTATCAGATGTCAGCTTTGACACAGCAACAGACACAAAATCTTGTTAATCAACTTCGTCCATGCCCCGTTCCTGCCTATTTGACCTGCAATCCGTTTGGTGGAACTTATAATGGTTATCCGTTTGGTTATAACGAAGGCTGCGGCTGTGGTTGCTAATTAACTCTCTGCATCGGGAGATTCGTTCTTTGACTTATTGATAAGGCTTTCGCATTCAGAGAGTTTTCTCCAAATAAATCCAGCATGAGTATGAGCTTTTTTATTACAAACAAGCCATATTCGTGCTTGACTAAAACCTTCTCTTTGAGCTTCGTGCATAGATGGAAATATTTTAATTATTTTCCCATCTTTTATTTGAGCAATAGGAGTAGATATATTAGGGTTATTTCTTGGTTTTATGGCTTTCCTGCAATTTAGAATGGTTATTGGATTATTCATATTTGTTGATTGATTACACCATCTAAGATTTTGAACACAACAATTGTCTTTATTGCAATCAAGATGTTCCACTATTGGGAAATTACTTTTATTTGGGAGAAAAGCCTTTGCGACTATTCGGTGGGTTAATATATATTTAGTTTTCTTATTTTTTGTCAGAATTGATATTTTATATCCTTGTTTATTTCTCTTATCGCAAAGCAATAGTCTTGGGGGATAATATCTAATCCTCCCATCTATGTAAACTATTTCTTTAGATAAGATTACAATCCTTGCAAACGAAGAAACCATATATAGTCCTTCATATCCGATTACGTCCTTCCAAATTTCGCCTTCAAGCGAGATACTTTCGATAAATTCTTGGTTTGTCATATTGCTAAGTTATTAGTAAATAAGATGCTAAGTAATAAAAGAAAGGGAAGGGCACTTAGCAAGCCTTTTCGATAAGTTTGCAATTCTTATCTATCCCGATGCAAAGATAGTATTAATTTTTAAAAACAAGGAATATGACTACCTATTTTAACAATGGTGTTTCCGTAGCAAGAAGGGTAATTGTGCCCAAAATAGACGTTGCAGGTATTCCCGTAATTGAAACTTCGGGATATGTAGAAACTACAGATGAAGCTACTCCTACGGTAAATTATGGGATTAACCCATGTATCTGGCGTGCCCTTCCAAACCGCACAGTAGTTCTTTGGAAAGTTCGTCACCCGGTTAGTACAGCAGGAGCTACATTACCCGTTAATGTAGTTGTTCCGATGGCAAACCGAAACAGTACAGTAGTTTCAGAGAATAGCAATGTGGGAACGACTAAAATTCCAGTTATAGACAATAAGTCTACGCAAGTTCTTGGGCATGATGTAACTGTTCCGCAAGGTACAGCCGCACCAGCGCCACAAATTCAAGCAGGATATACTACTGAACATTTTGTCTATATTGACAAATGCTGTGGAATATTCAGACTTATGGGAGTAACGGCAATCAACAGTCCGGCAGAAGCGGCAGTACCTAATCAGTCTGCATCTGCTTCATCGGCAAAGAGTAAGTAACAATTAAAAGTTTAGACTATGTTTGGTTCATTAAAGCAAGGGAATATTTGCTATATTCTTATCAAAGGTGAGAAACCAATATTGAAGATAGGAACGGTTGAATCCGTATCTAATCCTATGCCTAAATATCCTACCTATAATCCTTCTGTACCTTTTGGAGCACAGCAGGAAACAGTTATAGATGCGAAGATAAAGGCTGGTGAAGAGATTATGGAATTTCAGAAACTTCCTACAAATGTGGAGGTATTTACCTATCCTAATGCTATTGTATCGGACAAGAAGGAAGCAATTCTTTCAGAGGTTGAGAATATGATTCAGACCAGCCGTCAGATAGTGGAAAGCAGAGATTACCATCAATCTGTAATAGAAAGCTGCGATGATATATTGAAACAACTCAATCCTCAGTTTGCCAAAGAGAAACAGCAGGAAGAGAAAATCGGTTCTTTAGAATCAGAAGTTAAATCTTTAAAAGGTGATTTGAATGACATCAAGTCCCTGCTTCAAGAACTGAATAGTTCTAACAGAAACAGTAAAACAACATCTAAAACGTAAATAGTATGGGAATGATAGAAATTTCTCAAAGAGGTCGTGGTGGTGTCAAAGATGCCTACGATAACTTCAAAGAGAGCATGAAGTGCTTGAAGGAAGACTTTGAAACCCTTTTGGACGAAATGGAAGAAATGGGTGAACGTCGTGAAGATTACGGACGCGAGTACGATAGAGACTACGACCGTGATTATGACCGGGAAGACCGTATGAGCGAGCGTAGAGGTCGCCGTCGCCGTCGTTGATAATGTAGTAGAGGGGAGGAGATTATTCTCCCCTTTTGTTTAACAAATAAATATTCAGTAAAATGGGAAATACTTCATTTGATGTATATGACAATATACCAGAAGAAATGCGGACGTATCTTCAAAACTATGGCTTTAATTTCAGTGAAAAAATGTGTGATTGGGCAGTTTCAATGATGAAGACTAAAGAGGGTAAGATAACTCCTATTACTAAAGACCAAGTTACAGCCATGCTTAAAAAGTATAACATTACTCTTGAAAAGGATAATGGCTATAATAGTGTGTATGTTGCGAATATGGCAAAAGCTGATTATTTGGGCAAAAGCATTCCCAACGAACAATACCATGCAACATTCATTCGCGATTATATTGACGACCCGGATTACCCTACAACGGAGAAAGCTTTCCGTCATTTCTTCGCAGACATGATGGGCATGGGAAAAGTAATTAATTGGAAGGATATGCTCTAAATATTCCTTTTATGAAACGACAAGAGCTTTATATCGAAAAATATGATTGGCATATATTGCTGTTCTTGGACTACAGTTGTGATTATTTGGATGAAGTCTTGGATGCAATGGATAAGTTGAAATGTGGCAGTAAAAGTTATGATATTGCTTATGACAACTTGTCCTCTTGCAGCGTAAATACTGGGCTTACATTCAGTGACTACATCAGTAGGACATCTGTTATTGTAATTAGTATAACCAACTCTGAAAAAGAGTTTCTTAAATCATATCACCATGAATTGGGACATTGTGCCGTTCATATCTGCCAATTCTACGGTATTCCATTAGAAGGGGAAGAAGTACAGTATTTAGGTCAAGATTTGGTAGATAGGACATGGGACATAGCTAAGATTTTCTTATGTGACTGTGATTGTTGTAAAAATAAAAGAAATGAAAAGAAAAGAGATTTTGAAGGCAATGAAAGCCATGAAAAGTGAGAAACCGATTAATTCCATGTATAGAATGATACCTAAGTCACGCATGGACGAGTTTAAACGCTTCGCAGCTATCTTTGGATTTACTGAGGAGAATATAGAGAATATCTTGTCAAAGGAAAAAGAAATGGTGGGCAAATAACCCACCACAACTTTGCATTTGAAAATTCAAGTAGGCTTCTTCAAGCTTACCATACTTTTAACTATCATCCATTTATCTCGGTAAAAGCTGTTGGATGATATAAGTTCCTGCATGTTTGATATTCCCTGATATATACTACTTGTAACAAATATAGCATCATCAATAGATACTTCTTGTGCTATTGTTTCATAGTCTTTTTTACAGACTTCTCTTAATACATACCAATAGAACCATCTTGCATAAACTATATCTTTACTTCTGTCTTTAGAAAGCATATCAGCCCTATCTACACCGAATAGGCTGGCAACAAAATACGATAATGAAATTTCCCAATTCATATCATATTTCCTAAGAATGTCACACACTTCTTTGAGTGTCTTGTCTTTCATATTGATAAAATCGTTTTTAAGTTTTTGGCAATTCATGGTTTTTCTCTTTCATTATCTGGTTAATTCTCTTTATCAAAGGTTGTTCAGTTGTTCTGCTTACAATCATACATAAGGATTTCATCTCTTTTGTTTCCCAGCTTGCAAGTAGTTCAAACCGAAAGGATGCAAGGTAAAAAAATCCCTTATATGAAACGTTTGGAAAAGGTTTTCCCGTATAAAAAGCATTGCATTCTATAAATGGTCGGGGTTTAATGTCATTGAATGTACAAGTCTTTTCATCAAACACCTTCTCTATGGCTCTTTGCACACATATAAATGGTTTTCCCTTATCATCTTTCCAAAAAGTAGCATTTACATCAAAGTGAATACCTTCTACATTCAGCCAGCCAGCTAATCCTTTCGTAGTGTTCTTGACATAACCTTTATTTCTCTGATTTCTCCACTCCATGACATTTATTTAAAGTTATACAATTTGTATTCTTAACGGTGTTGCCACTACACCTCTATCGGCTATTTGCCAAAGGCGTTCACCGACTACTTTTCTTAAAATTCCTATCGCTCCGTTTAGGTCAGCGTTTATCAGTTTGCCCGATGCGCTACGGAATAGACCTCTCTTTATACGCTTTCCCATATAGTTCTCGTGGTGGCACATGGCTTCGTCAGAATAGTGGTCGGTCTTGGAAGTATATCTCTCTTCCATAACTATGACCTTAATACCGACTTCCTCGCACTTGTATTGTATCATGGAGATTAGCTTCTCAAAGGGAATACTCACAAAGTTCTGATTGTTCACCTTTCCCATATTACAGTTCTGCTTCCAATCCTTGTTGTTTCCTATTACAATATTACCAATGTGGTTATCCTTGCAATAATTTACTATGAATCTTGAAGCTTTGTGCATATAGTCGTGTATTTTACAGTTCCTCTTTAGAGTTAACCGTCCGATACGCCTGCTCATTCCCCGACTACCTATCAAGTTCATTAGGAAAGCCCTGCGCTTATTAAAGAATTGGTTCATGGACTTTAGCGGTCTGCCGTTAATGACAAAACAACAGTTGTGTTGTGGGTCAAATGATGTGGCGAGATTGTCAAGTCCTAAGTCAATACTTAGATAAGCTGTATCGTCTAATTCGGTGGCTTCTTCTTTCTCTTTTTCATAAACTACTTCTATTATGTGGCAACTGCACTGTGGAATTATCCTCACTTGACACAAGTTATCCACTTTGGTTCTTATTGGTTCTATCCCGGCACGTTTCGGGAAATGGATATATCCGTCCTTCAATTTACACTGCTGGTTGGTAAATACCACAATGTTGCGTCCTCTCGTTTTATGCTTGTACTTGGGAAGCTTGGGACGGGCTTTCAGTTTGTCCTTCAACTTGCAGAGTTTGAAGAATACCTTCCAGTTCTTGAAAAGTATCTTTATAATCTGCTGGCTTGTCTGTGAAGGTAAGGCTATATAGTCCGCTTGTTTATCTTTAGCGAGCATGGTGGTAACTTCATATTCGGACAAAAGCTTCTTGTTCTGCGTAAACTCTTGTCTAATAAGATAGTTTACGTAGTTGTACAAGTTCTTGGATAGAAAGCAGAGTTCATCCAACCGCTTGTTGCCTATTGCTATATGTCGCTCTACTCGCTGCATGTATAAGTGCCTTAAATATTACTTTCTATGTAAAATTCCATAGCCATACAAACTAAAATCCAACCTTGCAGGGTCAGAAGGAAATACTTTTTTTGCAAATTCAGTTACTTTTATGCAAGTTTTTCTTGATTCATCTACTTTGGGGATAATCCCAAATTCAACTGCCGACTGCAAAGAATGTGTATCACAAGGAACAAGAAGTCGAGAAGGAGAAAGAGTTTTCCATAATCCAATGTCAACTACACTATCTTTCCTTATCATCCATCTAAGAAGCATGTTTACTCTTTTATTTGCACAATTACTATTTGGACTGGGTATCATTGTTTCACCATGCAATAAATGACATAATCCCTGACAATAGTATGTACATTTCTGCGAATAAGTAACACGTCCAAGAGCATCTTCAAGATTAGGGTACTTCATGTATATGGAATGAAGTTTATCACAAAGGGAAGCAAAGCAATGCCAAGAAGTCATACGATATAAGCTCGTATAATTATCCTTGTATTTATTCCATTCCACGCCATATATATATTGAAAAGGCTTATTCCCCATTATCTCTGTAAGAATATAATCTATTTTGGGAATGAATACTGAACGCCTGCCATAAGCAAGCCAAGCTGCTATGACTGCCGCTACTTCGATGTCTTTTCTATCCTTAAATCTTCGTGGGAATTGTATAGGGTCAGACTTGATAAAACTCTCTATCTCATACTTTTCTGCAAGGTCAATGTAGTCTTTAAATTTCATTTTCATATCATTTTGTTACGTGCAAAAATAAGGTGTTTTTTTGAAAGTACCAAATATCTGGCTACCAATTTGATACAAACCTTAGTTCTACAAGTACTTTTGCTGGTAAGGCGACATTTAACGGAGGACTATCCGGAACACTGACTGGCTCTCTAAGTGGTAATGCTACAACCGCTACAACCTTGCAGACTTCACGTACAATTTGGGGACAAAGCTTCAATGGTGCTGGAAATGTAAGCGGTAGTCTTACTGGCGTAGCTTCGATTACAGCTTCGGGAAACATAACAGCAGCAGGTGCGATTACTGCTAAGTCTTCCTCTGACTTTAGATTAAAAGAGAATTACGATGGGCTTATAGATTACCGAGAAAGACTACTAAAACTTGGCAGAGTTTATGACTATAATTACAACAAAAAAGCATTGGATTTATAAATTAAACAAGAGAGAGAAGAAGAGAGTGAAAGGAGAAGAATAAAAAAGATGCCAAACTGGAAGTCAGCATCTTTTTCAGAATTAAAATATAACTTTCCTAGGGTTCTATTTATGGAGGCTACTCACCTCCTTCAATTCTTGAACAAAGATACTACTTCTATAATAATAAACGAAAAACTTCCAGACTTTTTCGGCATCAAACTTATTATATATCCAATATCCCTATTAAAAAAGTGCCATTTTAAGTCAATTTTGGCATGTAGAGATTGCAAATGTAAGATTTGTACATCTAATAATCGAATAGCATTGTTTCAACATTTTTATGTTCGATGTGGAATCATGATGGGATAAGTACATACTGATTACCCGTAATTGCATCATTCGATTTTGAGATTCTTATAAAAAGGTAAGGGTGATATATACCGCGAGTTTATTAATAATTTATCTCCCGACCTTATCGCAACAATCATTGGTTCTGTGCAAGCCAATATCCTTTCTATCCGTCTTGTTGAATCAGAGCAAGAACGAATGAGAAAGGAATTGGAACATGCTAAATCAGAGATTAATAGGCTTAAAGGCTTAGTTGCCTCTTTACAGAACTAAGTTCTTTTTCTAAGGTAGCTATCTTCTTTTTGAGGGTAGCTACCTCATTATCTACTTGCTGAATACCTCGCCATAATACGGGTATTAAACGTTCGTATTGTATTACATAATAATCTTTAAAACAGTTACTTACCCATTGACTATATCCATTTATTAGCAAGTCTTGTGCAATAAGTCCGTAATGCTCCTCATTGTCATTAAAGATTGGAGAGTTTGCTTTTGCGGTATCATTCCAGTAATACTTCACTGACTTTAACTTGTGAATAATATCCAAAGCATTGTATTGTTTGATATTTTTCTTCAATCTTATATCAGAAGAGGAAGACTTGGCTGTAACTGCGCCAGTTGCCTCTATATTGCCATTAATTAGTAATCTGGAATCACTTATTTGTAACCATTTTTTATAAAATTGTCTTAAAGTATTTGCGCCACCTAAAACAATTTCATTATTATAATATCCAAGTCCCATTGCTATAGTACCACTTCTAACCATTGCATAGCATACATATCCGGTATTAGCTGTATTGGGACGAGTACAGTTATAATAACCATACTTATCATCGCTTCCTCCATCGCCAGCAGAGAACAGATTTGAAGTTCTTATAAGACCAGTTGCAGTAATGCTTGTAACTCCAGTCATAGCTCCACTGACATTCGCAGTACCATTAAAGCTTTGCCCCCAAATAGTGCGTGCTGTAGTAAGCTTAGTCGCAGTTGATGCAGAACTTGCATTGCCGGATAGTGAGCCGCTAAAGGTCGTGCTTGTAATGGAACTAAATCCCGTCATAGTCGAAGGCAAGTACATATCTACATCGCCCGACCCATTAACTGAATAGGAGTTATAATGCGCTCCGCTTGGGTCGTTTATATAGAACGTCCGCGTAGTCCCCCAATAAGAAGTTGTAATATTAGCTGAACCGTTGAACGATGTACCATTTATTGTACGTGAAGTCTGTAAGGTTGTAGCGGTTGTAGCATTACCACTTAGAGAGCCAGTCAGTGTTCCGGATAGTCCTCCGTTAAATGTCGCCTTGCCAGCAAAAGTACTTGTAGAACTTAGTTTTAAAGTCCCTCCCTCAATCGAACCATCTTGTGAATATATATTAGCATTACTACCTAAGCCAGTAGTAAAAGGAAAATTCCATATTTCACCATAATTAGAAGGAATAGTTGACCCATCTACAAAGTTTTTATTGGGAACAAAATGATGTGTGCTATTATGATTAAGATTTATAGCAGATAAATAAATAGTATTATTTGCTCCACTTGCAGTTGAAGTAGAATAATATATGTCTACATATCTATCACCAAATGTATAACTTCCATTACTGTCTTTGGGAGCTAAAATTCTTACTGCTATAAATGGATCAGGATAACCATTCAATTGTGTTATTATAGGTTTGACATCACTATGTGTCAATGATATTATAAAAGTTACAGACCTATTTATAGAATAATTATATGAATTTGATATAGTTATCATTACAGTGTTAGAATCATGTGCACTCAGATATTTTAAAACACCAATTCTTATCCATTTAGAACCTGCACCTCCGGGTATTCCAGCGATAAACACCCTTTTAGTTAAATCATTAGAATGATATCCGTCTACCATATCCGCATTCAAATTCGTACATGTAGTAGTAGATACACACTGAAACGGCTGTGTGCCAGTAGGTATATGTGACTTGAAATATTTCCCATGTAAACTTGCATCATTTTGCCCAAAATGATATTCAGTAGGTCTTGGTCTATTATCCTTTGAGGTATATCCAAATAATATTTGACCGTTAGTAGTGAATGTACCTCCAAAATTAATTTCGTTATTTTTTTCTGGATATAACCAAATGGTGCTAACTCCTACTTTTGTATTTGGATAGTTTTGGTAATTGCCAGTATGTAATATATTGTAGTAAACATTGCTATATCTGAATTGTATGCCATCAGTAAGGTTATTTGTTCGTCCTAAAACGAGGGTTGGATGGCTGGTTAAATTACCATTATATAAATGAGTGCTTAAATCCTTGCTATACCCAACATCCGTAACTATCGCACCATTGCTATAAAATCTAATATAATTTGAACCAGTAGTAGCAACACTTTTTACATGCAATGGTATTTCAGTAGTAGTACTTTCTCCTATTGTTAATCCACCCGTCATAGTATCACCAGCCTTCTTCACATAAAGAGCGTCTGTATATTCTTTATAATTGGAGCTATTAAGTATCTTTGCCCACGAAGTCCAAGAAGTAGTTTCTCCGTGACGAGTATATAAATCGTTATCAGTTGAAGCTATTTCCCAAGCATTCCCTCCACTGCTATCCGGCCATCCTCTCCATCCCCATACAGTTGCATAATTTCTACCATCTGAAAGACCAATAGTAGTTAAATCCTTAATGCCTCTCATAATAAATAAATTATTATAGTCATTAGGCACTTGATTTACGCTTCTTGTATCAGCCCAATTAGTGAATTGGTATGGTTTAAGACTTCCGGAATGCCATACATTATAATTAACTCCTGCATATCTGTATATTATAGCACCTCTTAAATTATCAGCTAATCCTAAACATAATGTAGGATGGCTATCAAGTTTATCATTGTATAGGTAAGCTCCATAAGTCGCATTATATCCTACTTCAACTGTAGGTGTTGTACCATTTACAAATTGAATATAAGTTCCAGATGCATTACTTGATTTAATGGTAGCTACTGTTGCAGAAGTTGAAGTATCTCCAACAGTTAGTGTTCCCGTCAATGTTCCACCAGAAAGTTTCAGATATTTACTATCTAAGGCAGAGGCGTAGTTCCCTTCGTGCAGAACTTTATACCAAGTTCTGAAAGAACTTGCACCAACACCTCTAAGGTAAAAATCATCAGAATTATAGGCTGCTCTTAATTGGAATAACCTATTTGCCGCAGAACCAATGTTTAATACAGTATCATTAGCACCAGTAGTTCCATATGCAGTACCATTTGCCTCCCATACAGATGTCTTAGATGCTGTAAATGTAGATACAGTATCTATCGCAGTAGAGGTTATTTGAGCATATCTCTCTAAATGGTTGGCGGTAGTAGCAATATTGCCTTTAGTTAATGTCAGTACTCGCGTACTATTGTCATAAGTAGCGTTGGTAAGGACATTTCCCGTTCCAGTAATAGTAGTGGAAGGGTAGTTTGGGAGCGTAATATACTTGCTTGTGTCTGGCGCATAAGTTTGGCTGTTAACTTTGATACCAGCAATGCCAGTACCTCCACCACCATTCTTTTCAAGTTCAGTAATTCTACTTGCCAACTTGTTGATAGTGTATGCATTGAAGGTGTCTGATAATGTTGAATCAGCAAAAGTGCCACCTAAACTTGAATATCCATAAACGGTGTCAATAAGACCGCCTCCTCCACCGCCACTACCGGAACTGATACCTTTTGCAGATACAGCACCGCTTGCGTAGAAGTTGACTGCCGAGCCATCCTCTTTGTAGACTTTGATAGCATTATTGGCACTATCCACTCCAATGCGATACCCAGTTGTTCCTATTTCGATGTAGTCGGAAACTGTCAATTTCTGCATTGGATATTGTGGTATCATATAGCTAATAGTCTTCGGAGTTCCAGAACGATATACAATCTGGAATAGAGAAACATAGTCGCCAAGCTGATTTTGTTTGATGATGAATGATTGTGGGTCAGCATGGAAAACACCATCAGTCCCCCACCATACAGCACCACTTGCAAGGTAGCCAGAGCCATCCATACGAATGATAGCCTTTGCTACATCTGATGGCATGTTTGCTTCTGTATAATCTGCTCTATCCTTCATAGAACCTCCATACCAAGAAGCAATACCTCCACCGACCTTAGTAGCATCATAGACACCATTCATACCGGACATTACTTTAAATCCAGCTACCGGGTCAGTATATCCCAGCATGTTTAACGCATTCTGAATAACGCCACCTTCGATTGTGGTACTCTCTTTCCACGCTTTCTTTAGATATTCATAACCAGCCAAATCTTTTTTAACGGTATCTACTGCTGCCTTAGCTGCGTCACTGATGGCATTCAAAGCTGCCGTTCTTTGATTGTAGTATGCAGATTGCTTTGAAGCGAAGTCAGAAGGTATAGTTATATTTTCGGGAGTAGAAGCAGATAATGTAACCAACACTGCACGATAATTGCTATGAGCATTTAGATAACCCGTAGGGCTACCCAATGAATACAAAGTATATCCTGCTGTAATATTAGTCTTGTCAGCGTCTATACGAACTATTTCGTCTTTAATAGCTTGCTTTTCAGTAGGAGATATAACCCCATCTTCTGCCCACTTATCCAATCTTTGCTTTGCTGCTTCCGCTTCTGCTTTGGCTGCATCTGCCGCCTTTTGAGCCTCTTCCGCAGCTTTCTTTGCATCTTCTGCCGAAGTGTTTATTTTGTCTTGGATAAAGTTGTTGGCTGCATTCAAATAAGCTATAAAATCTCCATATTTGGTATTGAAGGTGTCGTACCTACCATCTACCAAAGCGACTTCCGTTGAGGTAGCTACTCCGTCAGCTATGGCATCATCAATAGCAGTAATAAGCTCGGTAGTTGCCACATTAAATCCATCATAAGCGGTTTTTAGTTCTACCTTAGCAGTACCGGACAATAAAGGATTAGCATAAACCTTAGAATAAGATTCCGCTACGCTCTTCTGTATTGATTTAATTGAGTTCAAATATTTCTCAATCGCAGCAGCTTCTTGTCTGTCAACAATACCGTCTTTAAAGGCTTCGTCTGTGAAGTCTTTCATATTGGTTACAGTCTGCTTTGCGTCATTGGCTTCTTTCTTAGCTTCTTCTGCTGCCTTTTGCGCTTTAGCTGCTTCAAGATAAGCCTTTGAAGTGTCATTATCTGCAATCTGCTTCCATCCCCATGTATCTCCCGTCTTTACCCATCTCCATGATTTGCCTGCATCGGGAGTAGTTTCATCATCGACATATTCTTGGATATTGGTAAATACATCACCTTCATGCCGTTTTTTCAAAGCTTCTGTGTTCCAATCAACTGCTGGCTGATTAGTAAGAGTTGGTGTATATTCTCCGTACCAAGTTTCCTTTACTCCATCTATCTGGTCTTGGAAGCTGTTGAATGTTTCCTCAACGTCTTTGCCGGATTTAGTTACAAGTTTACCTTTTATCTCAACACCAGTTACCGTATCAAACTTCATATAGCTGCTCTTATCTCTTGCTCCGATATAAGAGTTGCCATAGACGTTCATATAAGCGAGATTTGTGGTCTTATCAACACCATAGGACACATACTCTTTGTTGAGGTATGAATAGCTGTTTATGCCAGCATATAAAGTCATACTTGGTGAGAAAGTGTCAACTGCACTAAAGATAATTGCATTCTGTCTTGTCTTGTCCTCTACATGAGTAACACCATTTGCATCAACAAAGGTCTTATTACCTAACTGACAAATAGTATCTCCTACTCGCGGTGCATCACTGGCTGCATCAGCATCAGTTTTTGAGATGTCGATATAATTAGTTCCTATGTTTACAACCAAACGCCAGAAGTAATGATTTGACACATTCTCATAAACTCCCTCCTTAATATTGAAGTCTTGTGCCAAAGCCATATCCCCAGCGCGGAAACGATTTTCTATTGCTTCTGTACCATCATCTTGATAGAAGTAACATCTCCAATAGTCCCAAACATTCTCGCCAGTCTTGTTACCTTCTTCGTCAAGTATATCATTTCTATCTTCTATCTTGATACATTCGATTGCACCACCGGGAGTAATCATTTGGCGACCTCCGATAACTCCGGTCTTGATAATCTCCAAAGCATAGAACATGGCTTTCATTCTTACTGTCAGATAATCAAGCTCTGCATGTGATTTTCCGTCTGTATCTGCATAGAATATACCGCCCGTACTTCCGGTCACAAAGCTACCGACTTTCAATCCACGCAAGAAAGTTATCATTCCTTGTGCGGTATCATCTTTAACTCTGCTGAGTTTTTTGTTCAGTTCACCTACAATGTCAAGTCCATAAATAGCTTGTAACTGTGCTACTTGGCTTCCTAACTTGCTAAGCCCATCAGCTATCTGTCCTATCTGATTCAGTACAATAGACACTTCGTCCGTTAAGGTAATATTATAAGTAGGAAGCGGATTTGTGCCATATTGGATTGACATTTCCTTCACAGATAATTCCATAGCGTCCTCATTGTCTTTATACAAGAATCTGACAATAGTATTAGGCTTAATCTGCGCAAGAATTGCTTGGTTTGTTTCCAAGAAGTGTTCGTCGAAGCTCAAAGGATAGTCATACAAAGGCATATTATTTTCAAGCATATATCTTTTCATGGCAACGTCCAAACGTTCTTGTGCCTTGTCTATATATGCTTGTGGCATTTCAATGTGCAATATGACAAACTTGTCGCCAGTTTTAACTTGCTGGAACTTGCTTGGCATTATCGTACCAAATGTATCTAAGTCCTTTGTCAGTTTAATAGTAATAGCTTCGTCTGTACTGTCTGGATATTTAGCATAGTCCCTCTGTTCTCCATTTGGTTTGAATACAATGTTTCCAGCTTCATCAGTTACATAGAAGTTCTTTTTTACATCTTCCCAATCTACTGCTACCTCGTAGTTAGCTCCTAATGTGTCACCGGACTTCATGGAGAAGGTCATTCCGCTTGTAATTGCTGCTTGTGCATATAAGTCAAAGCCAAGAGGATAAAGCGTCACATCAAAATACGACTGTCTAACCTCTCCCGTTTCGGGGTCAATATAATCATCCCAGCCACCTTCCGGTACTATTACTTCTTTGAACAAGTCAATAGCTTGTCCCTTGTATGTCATACCTTCAATAGTAGGTTGTATGCTGGAAAATTCTTGGATATGGAATACTGGTGCAAGAGGATTGATAGGAGTAGGATAGCTGCTATCTGCGTCATAGTAGTCAATAAGAGGGTCTTTAGAACCAAACAAGACTTTATTTCTAACAGCCTCTACATATACTGATGGCATTAACGTGTCACGAGTATATGGGTGCTCAATGCGATTTCCGTCTGCATCTGTAATTATAGGATAGCCATACGGAATATTAATGTTGCTACCATATCCAGCAATACGAGTAATGACCTTATTATTCTTTGGTGTGCAATCGTTGTTTTTCAGTCCTACACCTTGTCCGAATTTGAATATGTATGGCTTGTTTTCATTGTCAAGTATTTCCTTAGATGGCTTGCCAAACCAAATAGTATATCCATCAACTACAAATGGGACTTTCCATGTTTCGTATGCAGTCTTGCAAACGTCTGAAATAAATTGATTGCTGAATGATAACACATCACTCATTGTCCCATCATCTACAAATGTTGGCTGTAACTTGCAAGTCCATTTAGTTCCGACAAGACATGAGTTAATTTTTTGAACGAACATGCTTAATGTACCAATCCACGAGAAAGTCCGTTTTTCGCTGCGATAACTTTCCTCACTGCTACTAATAGCAATGTCAGTAAAGGGAATGTTGTACAATTCAATCATTTCATGGTAGAAAGTACAACTATATTTAGTCATTCCCTTTGCCTCGCTGTTTTCCGAAGTCATTCCTTTTCTAACAACTACGGGAGGATTTTTAAGAATGTACTTTATTCCTTTATACTCTACATATTCTTGCAGAGTAAACGAAAGTGAATTGTCTTTATAATAAAACTCTCCTTCTATCTTGTCATTTAACGACATAACAATAGTTGAGAAAGTGTGTTTTCTCAAACTGATGTCGTGGAAGGGAGTGCCATCTTCATTGTATATATTCAGTATAGGGTTTACTTCGTTCGCCATCTTACATAATATTTAATTCCGATTATTCCTATGATTGCTGCATTAATTAGTAAAAGCCACCAGCACCATGATGGAACATGCTTCTTAATGACTTCTTTCTCCTTAATGACTTCTTTCTCTTGATATATAGTATCATTCTGTATGACTGTTCTGTCTATGTACTTGATTTTTTCAATATACTTAGTATTAAAAACAGTATCGCCTTTTTGAATAACAGAAAAATAGATACTATCTCTTGTGTGTACTGTTAAAGTGTCATGCCGTTCTTTGATAATCTCTTTTATTTCTGTATTTTTCTCCAAGTCTTTTGCAGTTCGGCATGAAAACAAAAGAGGCAAAAGGATTATTAGGAGAAGAACCTTTTTCATCCTTTGAAATAGGTTACTTTGCCATTACTTCCATCAGTACGTACATCTAAGTGTACCCAAGTGGCATCTTGTTCCAAGCGTACCGGATAAGGAAGAAGTATCTGATTTGCCTTAATCCAATTACGAACTTCCAAGGCGGTCATTCCCTTCACATCAAAGTCCAGTGCAGTTCCTTGCAGATGTGCAGATACATATACCTTCTCCAATCGGGTCTTTTCAGCTACTAATTGGCATACATTACAACGAAGTCCTCTTTGCGTTAGACCTCCTCCCGAATGCCAAGTATTGACAGTTATAGGCTTACCAAGCTTTTCTCGTATGACACATATTGTTTCAAGCAGCCGTGGGTCAAAAAACGTCCACGCCATTTCTCCAAACTTGTTATATACATGCTTGCAAACAAGCTCTTTGATATTGAAATAGTTCTTTATATTCATAATCAGTCCTCCTTCTTTTCATTCTTTTCACAGCCTCTACATTCTTCACATTCATGTGCCATATCAAACTTTGCTTGCTTTAACAGCACCGGACATTCTTCGCTTGGTACTTTGCAAATGTATGCTTGCCGTATAGAGATAACTTTTTCTTCATACTTTTTTTTCAGTTCTGAAAGGTCGTTTTCAATACGGGTTACTTCCTTGTTCACATACGTCTGTATGTTACTGTAGCTTTTCTCCATTATTGATATTGACTTTTCAAGGTTCGTAATCTCAACTGTCCGAGCCTCTGCCATCGCTTTCTTGCGAGAAGGTTTCATATTTACAAGTGAAACTATTCCACCTAAGAAACCTCCTCCTCCAAGTATTGATACTAAAATCTGCGTCCAATCCATGATATTGTTATTTTAAACGTTGCTACTGTAAGTAGTTTTATTAGGAGTTTCGATAATCTCTGTATTGTTGTTCTTGCTTATCCGTTCAGCTTTTTCAGCTTGCTTGATAGCATCTTCTTCTTCTTGCTTCTTCTCTCTTTCTACTCGGTCAAGTTCATCCGGTGCAGAAGACGGAGATTCTTCAATCAATGTTTGTCGGGAAATCCATTTAGATTCCATAGCTAAGTTGGTAATCTTAGTATTGTTGGTTTCCATGCTCCAAATATTCAGCTTGGCTTTAATTTTCAAATCTGTATAAGCATTCGTCTGGTCTTCTTCCAATCCTAACATCTCTTGGAAAAGATAGGTTATTTCATTGATAGAATCAGACCAATCGGCAACACTTTGAGTAGCCAGTGCAATATCATTACGCATAGACAATGCAATACCGTTGCCACCGCTTCCAGTATTAGTGATATCCTTTGGAGTGATAAAGCTGACAGATGAAGCAATTGAAACTTGTTCCAGCAAATATTCCAGATAAGCAATCATACTTTCCGGCTCTGGGAACTCCAAAGTCTTTGCTTCTGTCTTGTAGCTTGAACCTTCGTCTGCCGGGAGATTGATAACTAATGTGCCGTTATCTCGCTTGAAACTGTCTTCATTCATTTCCCCTTTTAAGACTAATCCCCAAGTACCAAACCGCTTTAATGTCACAGCATGTATATTTGTAAGCAATTCAATTATCTCAATTATACTTTGAGAATATTCCCAAGCTACTTTGCCTCTATGGTAGACAAGAGGATTACGGCTAAACCCATGAAGAATCCTTTCAGTAACCCATCCATTATTGGTAGGTTCTCCTTCTTTGCTTCGTATTGAACGATAAAGGTACTTATCATCGAATGTATCAATGACTTCTGTCAAATCATCTATCTTATAAAATAAGGAGCGTGAAATTTCTTCTCCATATTCATTGTAGTTGGGTATGACAGAATATCCATCATCATAGGAATAGACTTTAACTGTTCCCTTTTTCTTTATAGGGTCAAATTTGAATAGTACGCCAGCATCGCCAACCTTCTTCTGCTTGGATATTAGTTCGTACTTGATTTGCTCCATATTCCTCATGTTCCATTCCAGCTTGAAGTTCTGAAACTTCTTACTGATGGTATCGTTCTTCTCTATATTACAGAGAGTAAAAGAAATAGGATTAGCAGTGAGATGAAGAACATGTGCCGCATGAATATTCTTTTGCAAAGAAACTGTCAGCACAAGTTCATCTATGACTATATCAGTATCTCCAACTCTGACTGCAATCTTAGGAATTGAATTATTATACTTTATATTGTGTAGAGAAGGGTCGTACTCTCTCAGATAGAGGTCTTGTGAAACCTCTTGCAATGTCAAATCGCTCAACTGGGCAGTTGATTTTTGGTTAAGTGTAACATCACCAATATAAGTTTTGCACGACTGAAATTTTCCACCTCTTGTAAAAGGCTTCTTCAACAACAGCCGCGTTGGTTCTGACAAATACCAATCAATGTTTTTTCTCGTTATCATTTTTATATGCTGCTTAAAATTTTCAATATCTTATCTGAATTAGTAATCTTTCCTCTCTCCCTTGTTGGTTGTGCAGTACCATTTACTTGGTTCATTATATCTTCAAGAGATAATTTCCTTCTCAATTCTCCACCAGTAGCACCAGCCAATTCCCTATAACAGTCATAACACAATCCCCCACAAAGCATAATGATATTGTCTGTAAGGTCGGGAGAAAAGCCTTTTATCAGAGCATGTTGCTCCTTCTTTCCTTCAAACTGTATTCGTCCCGAAGGCAAACGTTTAAATTTGAATATTCTGCTCTCAAACTGCATTTGTTTTAAGACAGTAGTAGAACCTTCACGCTTTAGCTTCTGATGTGTATATCTCATTTTAGCAAGCTGTCTGTCATAGGTTATCAATCCAGCCTTTATCATTTGGGTAGCAAGGTGTGCAGCTTCATCCTTAAATCTTTCATACAACTTCTTTCCTTTAGCAGTTGCGGCAATCGCTCCGGAGAATGCGACACCTCCACCGTTTGCTGATACAAGATTGAAAATCTCTTTTAAGAAACCGTTACCTTGCACATCAATGATTAGCTCTTTATCAGTCAATCCATGCTTAACCATAAACTGCTTAATCATCTTTACAGCTTCAAGATTAGAGTTTTTCATGCAATATTGTATATCGTCACAATGGAAACCTACCCAATGCTTCATTACAAAGTTATCCTCCCCAGTAGTTGCCATATCCACGGTAATACGCTCCTTCTTGCATTTACATGGAGAAACATGAGTAAACATATTGAGAATATCATCCTCTGTCACTTCGGAAAGATTATCTTCTTCTTCTTCTTCCTTTTCGTCTTGTATAGAGAAATTCCAATTAGGTTCATACATTGAATCTGCAAGCACAGATGTTGCAGCCATAGCGCGATAACCTTTGTTTGCTTTAAGCATAGCTTGGTTATCCCTCACATCAAAAGTAAAGAATACCATGCTCATAATAAAGTCCTCATAAGACATATCCGGGTCAATCTGCAAAAGGTTATCTATAATGTCTTTGCATTTAGAATAAACCTCTTCCTTAGTATTTCCCCAATAGACTTCATCCAAGTTACCCTTTACAATGTGGAAGAACCGAACAACTCCATTCATTTCTTTAATGGGTTTTCCATCATCTCCAATCCATCCACCACCATTCTTGCCACAGCCACATAGCTTACGTATGAAGCATTCACGTTCCGGATTTTGAGCAAGATATATTTGAGCTTTACCCTTAGTGTTTGCACGCAGACGGGTTTGACAAGTAGAAATAGTCCTCCATTCAAATTTATTGCATTCCTCAAAGATAGCCTTCTTGAATTGTAATCCTTTGAATATCTTATCTATTACAGTAGGACTTTCATTATTTAACTGCTGGAATTTAATTTCAGAGCTATTGAAAAACTTCACACCCATATCGTCTTGAACCTTAATGACTTCTCCAATAGGTTCTCTTGGTTGTATTCTGAAACGTCTATCAATAAGCGGATATATTTCTTTAAGACCATCCACTACTTTACCAGCGTCAAAAAAGTCGCCAACATTACGCATGAACCATACAGCTTTTGCTCCTTGGTTTTCATATAGATATGAAATTGGAGCATAGCCTAATGTAAATGTATTATGTGTAACGATATAGTCTGATGTAATATACAACTTATCTTTATCGCTAACTGATATACATGCACATTCCATATCACCCACATATTCAATTGACGTTATTCGTATATGGTCTTTGTAATAGGAATAGGCATTGTTCTTTTGGTATTTTTCAATATTCTCATAATATCGGGACAGATGCTTCTTACTGCTGAAAATGATGTCATTTGTCTGTATCGAGATTTTATAGCATACACCAGATAAGTATTTAGTCCTCTTCTCCCTATTGGCTGACGCAACATATCCCAAGCTTCTGCATAACTCTAAAAAGTCATCTTTCAGCTTTTCACTTGTCGTAGAGAAAGTAAACCTGTTCTTAGCTTCTACATTGCCATCAGAATCCATCAATCCCTTTAAAAGCTCTAATCTCTGCTCTTTGGATGAAGAAAGATATTCTTTAGGAATGTACCTGTTTCTTGAATAGTCCAACAAGCCGACACTACGTAGGTATTCGACCGCTTTTGAAGTACTCTCATTGAGATATATCCTATTCGTATAATTGTACGAAGCATGAACTTTGTAGTCAGATTTCAAGAGACCTGCGCATTTTTCAATTATGTCTTCTTCGTCATTGCATATCAGAAGGCTGTTTTTAGCTTTCGCTCCATCTCCAATATAAATTCCGAGGACATAAGGAGGTACGTCAAACTCTTTTTCTACTCCTTTGAAAGACTTCGGAATAGGCAGATAAATATCCTTTCCCAAAGACAGATATTCGTCAATTAACTGTTTGGTAGTCTTTATATAATGAGTTTCCTTACCTTTTCTTGTGTTGATTATCATTTTTTTAGTACGTACATACCACAAATGTTCTAACCCACACAAGACACTTCTTCCATCAGAAGTCTTTAGACGATATGTAGGATTAATCCCTTGTGGGAAATATCCCGTCACATAGGATGTTTCATTATGGAACGGGGACACAAGTTTATCACCAACTTTAATATCTTTCAGTTTCTTCCATCCATTTGGAGTTAGAATTGGCTCATCCACAGACAATTGCTTGCCCCCTCCACCACTACCAGTAAGCACAACATAGTCAGCATTGCTTCGGATGGCTTCATATTGGCAACCCGGCAATGGACTAACAATTTTGTCTTTCTGTATTTTCTCGCTCATAATGGTTCTTTAGGCGCTTATATCCAAGTTTACACTTGAACAACTTGACGTTTCATCGGACCACTACTTCTTAGGGAGCTTGTGCTCCGTTCGTCCATAGTTGGGTTCTCACCGTCCAATCCCCGCTGCGCCAGCGGTTGGGTTAATACTATTTTTTAGGTGTAGCTTGGTTTTCGCTACATTGGCATTTGTTTATAAAAAGCTAAGTGATACTTTGTAGATAAATACCGTTCTCTTTTTTTCTACAAAAATACGCAATCTAAGCTTCGATATGTGCCACTTATCGAAAAACAAGCTACATACCTTAAAATAAATATGCTACTTTTTCGATAACCACAGTATGAGTAATGAAAAAGCTATTTATTTTTGTTCAAAATAATAAAATCATTGACGAACAATGGCACAAAAAGAAGAAGTTTTATCTAAAGTTAATCAGATTTGCGAAGAACGTAATTTTGATTTGAGTGAAACATTCAGAGATAAGTTCTCTGAGAAATTTGCAGAAGCTTACAAGGATGCTCCGATTGAAGATGCTGGCTTAGTAGCCGCATTGAATATTTCAGTTGAAAGTAGCGGACATGCAAGAAAGAACGCATTCTCAGAAGCGACTAAGGGATTTGAAGCTAAGGAAGCTGAATATAAATCTCAGATTGAAGAATGGAAGAAAAAGGCTGAAAAAGGTAATGATGGTGGAGAAGGCAATCAAGAGCCTCCGAAATTTGAGTTGCCTGCCGAGTACAAAGAGAAACTTGATAGGCTGGAAAAATTTGAATTGCAAGAGAAAACGAAGTCTGTTCGCAATCAGATATACGACACAGCCAAGTCTAAGGTGAGGGAAGATTTACATGAATCTTTTCGTAACTATCTTGGTAAGCAGAATATCGCAATTGATGCTGATATTAATGCCGAGGCAGAAAGACTGCTGAAAGATTATCAAGATATATTCAGAAGCTCTATTGGTGATATTACACCATTATCTCCCGACGGAAAGAAAACAACGATGGAAGATTACCTTGCTGCCATAAAACCCGTCAAACTTTAAATATTAAAAAAATGGCACAATTTAATTTAGAAACCTTTTTTGCTTCCGCTAAACAATTTAGAGGTGGCAAGTTCGTATGGTGGAAGGACGCCAATCACGAGGAACGTTCCAATGTTCTCTATGGCTCTACCATTGCAAACCCGTATAAGGGTTTTGGCTATGCTTTTGCGGCTGACTTGTACGAATACAGATTGTGGAAACCGGGTTTCCTTCTGAAAACGTTTAAGGTGGCAAAGGCTGCGAAGGCTGGTACAGACACTACTTTATATGTAGATGGTTCTGGCTATTCTCACATTCCCGAAGTAGGCAATGTACTTATGAAAGCTCCCGATACAGTTGAAACTACGGGGCAGTCTGGTAAGGTTACATCTGTTGAGTTCGATGAAGAGAACAAGCAGTTTATTCTTACTGTTGACACTGCAATCGGTGCTCTGACTACTGATGATATTTTGGTTGAAGCTGCTGATAGCAAAGGTGATGTTGCAACTGCTGCTGCTGCCGACGCTACTGTGTTGGTTAAAAACCCGAATACCTTCATCGAAGTAGATACACAGTTCGCTCCGACTGATGGTCGCTGGGGAGTTACTGATGTTCAGCACAACATCAACACTGTTTATGGCAAGCGCGCATTTGTTGAACGTATGCAACCGCTTCCGAAGTATGTATTGGCTAAGAACCGCAACTACATCGAAGGTGTATTTGAAATCTAAAGGAAAGGAGTAGAATTATGGCAAACGCATATAAATATAAATTTAATCCCGACGAGTTAGTAAGCCAACTCTATCAAAGAGGCTTGGTAAACTCTGACGGTACGAGTGCATTTATTCAGACGCTCATTGACGAGAAAATCGTCATGGATGCAAACCAGTTCTTCTGGCAGGAACACTTTACTGTTGATGGTGGCAAGTACCCTATTGACATGAGCCGCCCGAAGCTTGACCCTGCTTATACTATCTATAATGTTACTCGCCGCCCCGTTCCGATGGCTGATGCAATGACACCGTTGAGTGAAGTTGCTCAGATGGATAACGAAGGCTGGGAACAGAGAACTGGTACTATCCCTCAGTTCGGTAAAGGCTTGTTTGAAACTTCTCTTTCAAAAGAGGAATTGAAAGCACGCTTGAATGAACTTGGTGAAGCTAATGCTACTTTGTTGGAAGGTTATGTACGTGGTGTTGCTGACTTGATTAAGACACACAACTACCGTCTTTCTAACATTGCCGCACAAGCTTTGTCTAAGGGAGGTCAGTACAGCAATGCTGATTCTCGTGGTATGTCCGGTGTCGTACATGAGTTCCCGAAGTATGTCCCTGCTGAAAACTTTGTTAAGGCTGGTAAGGAAGTATGGACGAACGCAGAAGCTAACATTCCGGAACAAATGGCAAAGATTGAGAAAGATTTCCGTGACCGTACTGGATTTACTGGTACAATGGAATGGGATTTGCCGTATGACATGGTTATCACTCACTTGCTGAACAACAAATACTTCAAGGAAGAAGTTAACCGTTGGATTCGCTTGTATGCGCCCGATAAAGTTATTGTTGTTACTAATGGTACTTCCGGCATTGATACTAACATCATTTCTTGGGAGCAGCTTATTAAGTATTCTCGTTCTTCTGTATCTAAGATTTCTCCTATCCGCATTGTGAAAGAGGAACAAGTGGTACAAGACATCAAGACGATTAAGACTGTACAAGGCTGGAAACAAGGTGTAGCAGTTCTGCGTCCTATTGGCTTTGCTGGTAAGGTTGTTCATTCTGATGTTGCCGATGTTATCTTGTTGCAGCGTGAAGCAAACAAGACGATTGACTATTCAATCGCTTCTGCACAGAATGACTTGATTTATATTATCAACAAGGTAGTTCCTAACGGTATCTACAAGGCATATCATACTGATGCTATCGGTCGTTATATGCCAGTGCTGACCGAGTTTATGGAACACATTGTTGTTGATACTACGTCTGCTGGTTCTTAAACTTGGAGGGTTATATATGACTATACTTGAATGGCTTTCTTCATCTTGTCGGTATTCGTTTGAGGAGAATACATTTATGAGAATTGCTCTTGACCGCGGCATCACAGATGTAAACGAGGATGCTATGACGTTGACCCAAGAGCAAAAGGATTTAATGACTGCCGATATAATATTTACCGCAGTGTTGTTAAGCCCTTCAAGTACAGCATCTCAATCTGCCTCTCATAATAACTTCCAGCGTACAGTTGGGTCAGAGACGGACATCTATCAGAGTAATAAAATAAGTTATGCTTTGGGCATATATAAGAGATACAATGACCCTAATTACGAGGTTCTTATCTCTGCTCGTCCAAAGATTAAACTCTTGAAAATTATAGATGTGATATGATTTCATTCAGTGACATAGAAGAATTTCCTTTTTCGGGACGTATATACAGAATCATCGAAAGTTCTATGGGCGACGATGAAGAAGATACCGTCTACGAAGGAGTAATGGACGTGAATCTTTCTGTTGCTGAATCCGGTTCGACCGCTCAAACAAGCGACTACGTTGTTTCTATTCCTTTGATAAAAGGAGAGGACGGGAAGTATATTAATCCAGTACGTAATGAAGACTGGATAGAATGTGATGTTATGGGAGAGCAAATTAAGATGCAAGTTGATAACAGCATACCTTCGATGTTAGGTGCTATAACTATATATGCAAATAGAAAAGGTGGATGGCGATAAAAGTAAAAGTTGATTTGAGTGGTTTGAAAAGGGTTCGGCAAGAACTGTTTGACAGACTTGCTGGCGAGCAAACCCAGCGACTAATAGCCTATGCACCCGAATTGTTGAAGAAAGCATATTCTGAAAGCGGATTTACCGACCAGACTTACAACTTGGCTGATAGTTATATTTGGGCTGTGTTCTATCAAGGCAATTTGCAGGGGAGCGGCTACTTATATCCGTATCAGATGGCAACTAACAACTCAAAGTATCATGGCAAGCAGATAGATGGAAGAAAGCTTGCTGACGAGTTCTTGGCAAACTATACTCCTGCCACTTATATAGGATGGGACTTGGTGCTGGCAGCAACAGTACCTTATGCTCCTATATTGGAAGGAGGGAATGCCGGAAATCCAAGACGAAGATTTGAGGTGTTATCAACCATATATGACGATATTAAGGAAGATTTTGCAGGGAAGGCAACTGTTAAAACGATAGGGATATGAGTATAATAGACGCAAGGCGAATGCCGATATACCAATATGTTTACTCTCTCTTCATTGACAAGGTTACAAAGTACATCTATCCGATGGAAATGCCTACCAAGCTGGAAGAAGAGATAAACGCTGGCGGCTTCATGGTTATCCGTTTGGGAGAAATTAAGGATAAGAGCCAATTCAACTTGAATGCTTTTGCAAGTGTTCGGGTGACAGTTGAGATGTATATCCCTCCCAAGACAAGAGGTCGGCTTGACACTACCTTGCTGCAAAAGTATGAAACAAGCATATCCGATATTGTGAATGCAGAAGTTGAGAAAGCCGGAGGAAAATACGACATATCAACTGATGGTATATTGTCAACTGATGATATATATAATGAGAGCGACAATCTGTTCTTCATGTATATTAAATCATTTATAATCAACATAAAATAACTATTAAAAAATTAGACGAGATGGCTACACAAGATTTGTTGACTTACAAATGTAAGTCTTTAGGCTATGCGGATGTCGGGGCTGGTACAGAAGCTTCTTATACTCCTCTTATGGGTGTATTGGAAGGTCTGTCTATCAGTCAAGAAGCCGCAAGTGAAAGTGCTATTAACGGTGAGTTCTATGATACTCCGCTTGATAGCGTGGGTACACTTGGTTCTTACAAGATTGAATTTGACTTGGTTAAGTACAAACCGGAAGAGATTGCCGCTATGGAAGGCGGTAAGTTTACCCCTTCTACTGGCATGTACACAATGCCTTCTTCATTCACCAACGTTTACAAGCAGTTCAAGTTGGAGTTCTACAATGGTATTGACTACATTGTTATTTACAAAGGTAAGATTGTTACCAATTGGGACGGTACTGATTTGAAAACTGCTCCGTTGAAACTGCACATTGCTATCACTGCTTTGGTTGATGATGATGGCAAGACGGTCGAGATGAAGATGGCTGAACCTGGTTGAGGCTAAGACCCATTATAAATCAAGAGAAAGGGCAGTGGCTTGTTTGCTGCTGCCCTTTTTTCTTTAATGCACAAATGACAATGGAAGAAAAGGATTTGATTATACCGGACGAGCTAAAGAGGGAAATATCAGAGATTATGACTGACAATCCTACGCTTGTCAAGTTAGGAGATAAGCAGTATAAGGTGCATCGGTTGAGGGCATACTCATACCAGCGTATTTTCCAATTAGCGTTGAAATTACAAAAGGAAGAGGATATTAAGGATGATAAGAGCATGATGTACGCTCTATGTACAGACTTGGACGTAAGTTCCGAGATTGTAGCAATCATTCTTGTTAATCACCTCTTCTCACCAGATGATATAACCGATTATGCGAGTGCGATAGAAGTTATGAGCAGAAATGACAAACTGATAGCTTTTATGAAGGCTCGTATTCTCAACTCCGTATTTGAGCCTGCTCAATGGGCGGCAATCATTATTGAGGCAATTAACAGCATCGACTTATCACCGGTTTTTACGGTGCTCATATCGGGGAAGGCTCTTATGGTTTCGCAGACGAATATGAGGAAGAAGGTAGCGGAACAATTAACATTATGGCGGCAAGCCAAATCGGAGATTTAGGTGATTTCATACGTAGCTTTCCGCAGTTTACGTATGACGATTATCTTTATAGATTGTCTATGGCACAAGTTCTTTTCTTGACAGTAGACAGCACCCATATCAAGTATTTGCGTGGCAAAGATAAGGAAATATGGGAAAAGTTTTGGAAACGACGTAAAAGTGATAGAAGTGAGTTGCAAGCACCTAAACGTAGTGTGTTAGATACCATACCAAGAATAAAATAAAAAGTAGCAGCGATGGCAGACAATAAAGATGTAGTTATTAGTGCTTCAATGTCTGATAAGGACTTGTTATCAAGCATTGATGAAACTCTAAAGAAGACGGAAAAGCGTCTGGAAGATTTCACCAACAAGTTGGAAGGCAAGTTGGCGAGTGTGGAGGGCTTTGCCGACCAATTGGGTAAGAATATTGGCAAGGGCTTAGTTGATGGCTTTAACCAGCAAATCCGTCCTTTGGAAACAAAAATTTCCGAGTTGGAAGCCAAGCTTAAAAGTTTGGGGGCAACTAATATTACACAAGGGAATACTGCTGCCACGCAAGCTGCTACCACGACTGTATCTGTGGACGTTAATTCCATGAACCAAGCTTTACAAGTTGCCAATAATTTACGCGAAGTATTCTCTAAAATACAAGGGAATACTACTCGTATTAAGAATAACATGGAACAATTGGTTACTGTTAAAACTGATGTACAAGAGGCAAGAATTAATGTTCACGTTGCTCAAAGGGAGAAGCTGCTTCAAAGAGAAATATTGCTCCGGCAGCAGACTGCCAACTTAGCAGCAAGAACAGCAAGAGAGGAGGAGAAGAGTAGAATATCACAAGGAGGTCAAAGCTACGAAAAGGCTATGGCTATGGGCAATAAGTCAATCCAAGAAAGAATTGAAAAGCTGAAAGCCTTGCAGATTGTACAACGTAATCTCTCCACAGATGATGCTAATTATGCTGCAAAACTTGCTACTGTAAATAAGGAAATGGCAAGTTTGAAAAAAGCAAATGCTGATGCTATCTCCTCTGGTGTTCAGCTTCAAAAGGTAAATAACAGTTTAGCTGAATCATTTAAGAACTTAGGTAAAAGAGTTCTGTTCTATACTGGATTAGGAGCGTTAACTGGCTTTGCAAAAAGTCTTATGGACGTTAGAGGTCAGTATGAATTACTTGAACGTTCGATTGGTACTGTACTTGGTGACTTTGAAAAAGGTTCTCAGATATTTCGGGAACAACAGACTTTAGCTCTTAAATCTCCATTTACCGTAATAGACTTGGCAAGTACAACAAAAATGCTTGCTGCCTATAACTTTGAAGCAGAAGAACTTGTAGATGTTTCAAAACGTATTGCAGATATTAGTGCCGCTCTTGGTGTACCAATGGAACGTCTGACCTACAACTTAGGACAGATTAGAGCACAGACTGTTCTTACAGCAAGGGATGCTCGTGACTTTGCTAATGCTGGTCTTTCTATAATTACAGAGCTTGCTAAGATGTACACTGAACAAGAAGAAAGAATTGTTTCAGTAGGTGATGTCATGGATAGAATGTCTAATAAGATGGTTTCCTTTACTGATGTAATGAAAGTTTTAAATCGTTATACAGATGAAGGCGGTATGTTCTATGACTTCCAAGCAAAGCAAGCTGAAACTTTAGCAGGACAGTTATCTAACTTAACCGATGCTTATGACTTCATGCTAAATGAGATTGGTAAGGAGAATCAAGGCATGTTAACCGGAAGCATATCTCTTGCAAGAAGTCTGTTTGAGAATTGGCGAAGTGTAGCTAATATATTGACAGTTGTTGCTACTGCTTTGGGTGTATATAAGACAGCTCAAATAGCAGTTGCTACTGTACAACTTGCTGCTAATATGAATTTACGCAAGTATTCAGAATATTTGGTAATAGCAAGAAAGGCATTGAGAGATAAGGCTGCTGCGACAAAGCTTGCAGAAGCTTCAACTCAAAACTTGAATAAAACTCTTCTTGCCGTTGCAAAGAATCCTTATGCGGTAATAATTGCTGGATTAGCTGCTTTGGGAGTTGCTATTTATCAAGCATACACAAATGCCACTAAGTTTAGGAAAGAACTGGAAAGCATTACTGCTGGCGGTCTTATAAATGCACAGCAAATGACTTCTGACTTTGACGCTTTAGTAAAGAAGTTAAATGAATCGGAAAAAGGAAGTAGAAATTTCAGCGATGCTTTGAAGGAGATAAACAATACTTATGGCTCATATCTCCCCAATATGTTGACTGAGATTAACTATGCTTCTGAACTTGCTAAAAATTACAATAAAGTTGTAGATGCTATTTATAATAAAGCAAAGTCACAAGCTCTTGAAAAGAGTTATCAAGTAATAACAGAAAAGTACTCTGAACAACAACAAGATGCTATTGCCAATATTATAGAGAAAATGACAGAAGGAGGTATCTCTAAAGTAAATGCACAAGAGATTACCCGAAACTTTGTTGCAAGTTTGGATAAAGGACTTTCCAAAGGTGAAACTTATATGGCAAGATTCTACTCTATCTCTAAGAAGTATCTTGGCGGTTCTACTGCTGAAATGGAAAAGCTTAATCCAGTTGTTCAGTCTTTATTTGGTTCATCCGGAAGCATTGACAAGTTAGGTAAGGCGATTACAGAGCAAAAGAAGGCTATTCAAGAAGTTCGTGAAGCCAGTGATATTATCAGCAATAGACCAACTTATTCCAGTGTAATAGAAGGTCAAGCAATAGATAATATCAATGAGAAATATAAGAAGCTGGAACAAAATCAGAAGAACGAGAAGCTAAGACTTATCGAACTTCAAGCTGCATATAAGAAGCTTGGCAATACTTATATGTACGACCAGATAACTGAACAACTTCAAAAGTATAATGTAGAGTTAAAAGACTGGCAGAAGAATGTTAATTCTATTGTTCAGAAAGCTGGCGGTGGTGCTGGTGCAGGCTTTGCCATTAAGCAAGACGAAGATATTTGGAGTTATATAGACCGATTGAAAAAGGAATATAAGTCGCTTACTGCACAACAAGAAGAAATATCTAAAGGTCTTACTGCAAGTCCCGAAGAAAAAGAATATGTCGCCAACCGTTTGAAAGTTGCAAGACAAATTGCCGCTGCGTTGAATCTCGACCTTAGCACTCAAAAGGAGATGAACAAGGCGAAGAAGGAGGAAATGGATTTATTGAAGCAACAGATTAAGCTGGTAGATGATATTCAAAAGAAGTTCTTACAGCTTGTGAAAGACACTGGCAATATAACCTATGCTGCTGAAAAGGTAAAGGAAGCTTACCAAGACTTATTCGACAATGCTTTTAAAGGTGTTAGTGTTGATATTAACGACTTGATTACCTTTGATAAAGGTAGCGCTCCAAAGTTTTATAATAAGATAGCTGAAACCCTCAAATCGCCAGAAGCTAAACAGTTGGTTGCTGGGAAGAAAGCACAAAGTGAGATTGAATATTCTATCTCTATAAACTCTGCAAGTGTTGCTTTGGCAAAACGCAAGATTGAGGGAATGTTTCAAGGCTATGAGCTTGAATTGGATATAGAGAATGCTGGGCAGTTCGGTTCACTGTTCGCTGGTTTGTTTGAGTATGACCCCGTTTCACTTGAACAGTTAGAAGCTGATGTTAATGCTACATTGAATAGTTTGAGGGAAAAGGTTTCATCCTTCCAAGAAGAACAAGAAACATTGCAGGATTTAATCAATAAGAATCCTAATGATGAAAGGGTTAAGAGTTGGCAAAGTTCTCTTGACACTATGGTTAAGAGTGAGAGTGATGCTTCAAAGGCTATTGAAGATATTCAGAAAAGATTAAGCGATACTATCAAGAAAGCTGCATTGGATGATTTCAAGAACTTCCAGTCTATTGCAGACAAGTACGCTGAAATGGAGGATAAGATAGCAGAGGTCGAAAGAAAACGTTTGGAAGACCAAGCTTCTATCTCCAATAGAGTTACTGAGGCAACTTCTGATTTGGCAAAGCTGGAATTGCAGTTGTCTGTGACCGAAAGCCCCAATGTAAGAGCAGAGATAGAAAGTGAGATTGAAGAAATACAAAACTTTATAAACGAGAAAGCCCCAAAGCTCTCTCTTGCTGTTGATACTGGTGCGGAACAAGAAAAGACTAAGATAGCTTTTGAGGAATGGAAGAATACTTCCAATGCTTGGGAGAAGTCGTTTCAAGACTTAAGTATTATAGGTACTATCTCTTTAAATCAAATGATTGACGAGATAACTAAGTTTGCAGAGGCTAATAAAGCTAATATGCCAATAGACCAATACAAAGAACTATTAGCACGGATTAAGGCTTTAAAGACCGAAGTAAATTCTCGTAACCCATTTGCTGCTCTTGCCAACCAAGTTAAAAACTTAAAAGATAAGCTGAAAGAAAGCGAAAATCCTTTTAAAGACTTATTAGCTAATATAGAAGAACTTGGAATGATGGTAAGTTCTGTAGGGAATATATTTGAGCAGATGGGATTTTCGGAAGGTGTCACTGATACTATCTCAACAGTAGGAGAAACTATACAAGGAGTTGCCCAAGCTGCTGATGGAGTTAAAGATATAATGTCGGGCAATTTTATTAGCGGTGGTATAAAGGCTGTTGGTGGTATCTGGAAAGGAGTATCAGCCATATTCAATGCCGGGAACAAGAAAATTACAAGAGAGGTTGAAAAGAGTGAGAGAAGCGTTAAGCAATTAGAGAACGCTTATAAGAATCTTGAACGTGCTGTTGATAAGTCGATGGGTAAAGCTGAAATTTCAGCGCAGAAGGCAGCTATTGCAAATCAGAAGGCACAGCTTGCAGAAGTTCAACGTCAGCTTCAACTTGAAAAGAGCCGGAAGAAGAAAAACCGCGACCAAGACAAAATCATAGAATTAGAGGGTCAAGTTACCGACTTACAGAATGCCATTGATGATGCTACTACTAATATAGTAAACACTTTGCTCGGTACAGATGTAAAATCTGCCGCAGAAAGCTTTGCCGATTCTTGGATTTCAGCTTGGAAAGAAGGTGCTGATACAATGGCAAATTTAGAGGAGAGCTTCGATGATTTAATAACAAATATGATTGTCAAGTCGCTTGCTTCTACGATTGTCGGAGAACGGTTAAAGAGCATGTTTGCTATGGTTAAGAGATTTACCGAAGAAAACTCTGCTGGCGGTGTAGGTATCACCACCGAAGAAGCCAAACAGATAGCTGACTTGGGTAAAGAGCTAATTCCTTTGATAAACGAGGACTTAAAGAACTTGATGGGTCAGCTTGGTATAGAGTTCGGTAGTGGAGTGAAAGACGCAGCCCTTTCTTCGTTGCAGAAAGGAGTGCAATCCGTGAGTGAAGAAACTGCTGGGGCTATTGAAGCCTATATGAATATGGTAAGCCAGCAAGTATTCCAGCAAACTACCATCATGCAGGGTATATGGGATATGACTAATGTCAATGCAGGCACGATGTCGCAGATGTTGCTTCAAATGCGAAGTAGTTATCAGATACTTCAAGCTATTCAAGTTTGGACGGTAAATATTTCTACTGCCGCAGGAAATGGTGTAAATGTTAGGATATTACCCGATTAATTAGTATATTTGTAGTGAGGGAGATAGATAAAGGTCGCTCCTTTGTTGAAAGTGGTTACGGTGCACTTCTCCCTCACTATTATTAATACCGTATAAACATCGTAAATATGAAAGAGCTAATTAAAATTTCAGAAAGAGAAGGAAAGCAAGTAGTTTCAGCAAGAGAGTTATACATTGGACTTGGATTAGATAAATCTAATTGGTCGAGATGGGCAACTCAAAACATAGTTGAAGATAATTTCTTTAAAGAAAATGAGGATTGGATAGGGTTCGTCACAATGACGAACGGTAATGAAACTAAGGATTATGCTATCACAATAGACTTTGCAAAACATATTGCAATGATGGCAAGAACTCCATTTAGCTATGATTATAGAAACTACTTTCTTGAATGTGAAAAGAAAGCTATTTCTGGTATCACATTGCCTAACTTTAATAATCCGGCAGAAGCCGCAAGAGCATGGGCTTTGGAGTATGAAGCAAAACAGCAAGCGTTACTTGAAGCTAAGGAGGCACAAGACAATGTAAAACGGCTGGTACATGATTCTAAAACCTATACTGCTGGCGAGATTGCAAAGGAAGTTGGTTTGAGGTCTGCAATAGAACTTAACAATCGGTTAGCTAAGATGGAAGTTCAGTTCAAGCAAAACGGCACATGGCTGCTGTATGCGAAGTATGCCGACTTAGGTTACACTTCTGTAAAGCAAACGGTGTTGGATAACGGACGCATTATTTATGACAGAAGGTGGACGGGTGCTGGACGTGATTTTATAGTTTCCTTATTTAAAGAAGAATGATGGAGCATAACTTACTATACTTTTACAAAAACTCACTTCTTCGTAATCTATGTACAGATTTCAAAGGAGCGTGGAATATGTGTAAAGAAGATAAAGAAAAACTCTTTAATCTATCTATGCACCAGCAGAGCATACCATATTTAGCTACTGCCATATATCAAGGTTGGGGATTGTCTATAGACTATGTTAAGGATAACTTTAGTGATTACATAAATGCCAAATATGTAGGTACTAATTGTGACAATGTGGCTGGAGATTATACGTATAGTTCTTGGTATGATTTTGATGCAGACATTGAACTTAATGAAGATATATGTAGCTTATGCCGTTGTTCTTGCCAACTAATAGTTCAAGAGATAAAATGCCCCATACTATATATACACAATAAATCAAATATTACCTTATCTTTGGACGGATTTAATACTGTTCGTATTTATCTATTTGACGAAAGTAATCTATATATTCCTTATATATGTAATAATAGTTCTGTCATTGTATATAAATACTCCGATAAATGTAAGGTTGAAGTAGGTGATAATGATGGCAAAATAAAAATATGTCAAAAGAACTTGGATTCTTTGATGTGGTATAATAAGGAGGAGCAAACTAAGAACTTAAATATAATATAGACATGTTAGGAGCAAATATATATTTCGTAAAAGCTGGTATTGAAGACTATACCGACTTCACAGTTAAATGGAAAGGTCTTCGTATATTGAAGATGGACGGATTTCTTGCACAAGGAGAACCCAAGAATATCTATACGGCTTCTTGGATTAACAGCAACAAGGAGGATGTCTTTGTACCGGATAAAGTGTGCTACGAAAATCCCGATGTAGAGATTTCGTTTATCATAGACGATTTCCACGATAGAACGGTTGATGTTCGTGCGGTTCACAAGAACTTCATTAGTTATATGACGAGCCACCAAGTGACTATCAAATCTGAATATGCTGGTGCAGAGAGCAAGTTTGTATGTTTGGATTCTTACGAACCTACAACTATAATAGTTAATCGTCCTACTGGTCGGAACTATATTATGGGTACTTTGACTATGCACCGTATAGACGAGAATACCTATCTTTAACTAATAAAAAAGCACCTACTTCGCAGCAGATGCTTTAAAAATGAAAAAACACAAAGTCGAATAACCTATCAAGTTAAGTTCTATATCCATTGCAAATATACGAAAACTTATTGATATGAGCAAGATTTATAATGGGTCTAACATTCTAACTGTTCAAGTGAGGTACTAAAAATCCCCCCCCCAGTTATATTATTGATAACCAATAAGTTACCTTTAATTAATAAATCTACTTTCTTTCCCATATCCATTATCTCTTTACCATTATCATATAATATGGCGAAACATTCTGCCATCCCTTCTGAACACCATAGCCTTGGTTATAGGCTTGAATATACAAACCTCCTCTTGACTGGGTTGTGCTACTGCTCCATGTATTTACAAAATTCAAAAACATTCTTGACGCTTTGAAATAACCTTGGAAAGTTTCCCCGGCTGCAATAGAAATGTTAGAATTTATGTTATTGCCAGCAGAATCACAGTATTGCAAATTAGTTGTATATATACCTCCAAATTCAGTTCTTAGGTTATAGTCAACACCTGAACCACTCCCTATCGTAATTGTCTTTCCCGATTCATTTGTTATTTTAAAGAAAAACAATACGTCTGCATAACCATTATTTGAGGCATAGGCATTTGCTTGGTAATACGTTATTTCATGGAAGCCATTAGTATATCCACCCATCTTATCCGGTATGATATTTAATCCGTACTCTTGTGTAATGTCTACTTTAAACAAGAAGTAATTGTTATCATCATAAGGGATGCACATGTTGTTTGATACTGTGGTAGAAGCTAAGAACAACATTACGAACCTTGTGGTATTTATATCACTTGCAGTAAAGTTAAAGGTAACTGTTCCTCTCTGGTCTACCGGAGTATCTGAAATGACAGTCTGCAATCTGGTAGCGTCACTATACAACAATGGGTCTTTATTGTATAAGGCTGCTGCAAGATGTGCTCGGTCTAAGCCAACTCCTGCATTTCCAAAGTCCGTTATCTGTAATGATGTGGATGAACTGTTGTAAGTTACAGCCAATGTTAGAGCGTTGCTTGCCATTGTGTTGACTTTCAGTTCAGTTCCTTTCTTCATTTTACTGCTTACAAAGGGTGCAGCGTTGTGGTCGTAGCCTTCAAAGTCAAGCAATCTAAATGGCTGACTATCTCCACCCGTAGGAGGTAAATAGTCCCATGTGCCTTGCTTGTATGCGTTGACTAAGTTTGTCAGACTGCTATCCCCAGCAGTAGACCATCCCACTTTAAGTCCACAGAAGCCATCATTTGCCTTGTACCAATTACTGTTGGGAGCAACCACAAACGGCTGTCTAACTGGTTTATATTTAGACCATTTGTTTATTTTACCGTTGCTGTTTTTGCACAGTGTACCCAAGTCATAGCTTGAAACGCCTAAAACAGTACGCACATCTTCTATGCTTACTGGTGCTGTAATCTTTCCTCCGCTATTTGACATATCGCAAGTATTTAGTTCTAAGAGAACTTGGTAACTTGCATTTGTGGATAATTATGTTTACCTTTGTGTAAAAGTTTAATCTACAACGTATTATATAGAATGATATGAAAAAGGATGTGAGAGTTGTTAACGGCTTCAATGCTGCTACGGGTAGCACAAAGCCATGTTTCTTACCAAGTTCTCTTAGAACTAAATAGTTTATTTATGCCAATATCAAGTGGAAAAATCGTAGCACCCGTTAGTATTGATGATGTCCGCACAGCATTGGGTGTATCGAGTTATGATTTAGGTTATTTGTGCAAGAATACTCATGGTAAAACAAATATGTGGGCAAAGTATAAGCCCGTAATATACCCATCAGAAAATATCAATCTTACAAACTCAAATTGGTGGAAAAGTAGTAATGGGAATTGTGGTATTGATACAAGCGGTGCGCAGGCTAGTACTTATAAGGATATAGTAAGTAAAATGACTTCTGACGGAGCAAATGGATATAAGTATTCACCGCCACAAGGAGGAAGCAATGCACCTTTCCGGCTTCTTGACTTTGAAGGGTATATGCCGGAAGCAATGGCACCAATTCACTCGTTTACAGTCCCAAAGCAAGTAGATAATCTAAGCGGAAGTACATTCGACGCTACAGTAGCTTATAATCCATCATCTTCAACGGGAGAAAGTCTATCGTTAAGTGATATAGGTGGATTGGTATGGCAGGGTGTGACTTATACATTAGGGGATATGTACTTTGGTGTATATATGGTTCAGAAAGGAGGAACAAGGTCGCAACGACTGACTGCTGACAGTCCAGGGACAATGCTGGTACAAGTACCAGTTGGAGGATTGCCAGTAAACACATATAATGTCTATCCCTTCTTGTCTACTGTAAAGCTTGGCATACTGGACGCAGATAAGGCTGCTGGCTATTTCACTTTGCCTAATACTAAGGTTGCCGAGATACAAGTAGTAAGTACCACATATAATATCATTATCAATGCTGGTATTGGAATGATTGCAACTGCATTGACTGTGACTGTTCAAGTCAAGAACCCGACAAGTTCAAGCAAGACCTTTACTAATAATTGGCTGTGGGTTCGCTTCGCTAAACATGACTTGTTTGACCCACAGATGGTTGGTGAAACAAAATTAGAGTTAGGAACATTCACTGTGGCTGCTGGTGAAACATACACAGTTATCAGAAAGACATTTGATATAGAAGCAGACAAATCCTATAAGGTCTGGGTTACTCTTGATTCATCGAGATATACAGATTTCGTAGAGCCTCTACGACCAATAATGTAACAATAGAAAAGGGGAACTTTCACAAGCTCCCCCTAACCTCTAAATAAACTATGTAATATGCAACAAATACTATTCTCCTACAAGAACTTCCTGCAAGTCCATGATGGTACTTACATTGAAGTCGTTGGAAGCGATGTACTTTCCGAAAGCGTCCTCACTCAACTTGTCATAGGTGAGTTCGTTCTCCTTGTCGCCCTCTTCTTTCATCAGCTTCTCAATGGTATTATTGAAGTTTTGGAAATATTCATTGAGTTCCTTGCGCTCCTCAAAAGAATATTCGACTTCCTTCCCTTGTGACTGCATTTCCTGCCAATGTTGGGCTTTCTTCTGCATCTCTTCCATTTTATCGTCTTTCAGCTTCTCGTGTGTCAGCTTGACAAATTCCTCATAGCCTTCACTGATTGGCTTAATAGCACGTAATGCTTTAATAACTTTAAACTTGTCAGCATCCTCCATCTTAGTGAGTTTGCTGTCGTTCATTGTCTTATAAACGCTTACAATTTTAGATGTCTTCATTGTTATATTGTTTTAAAATGTTTCTATAAAAAGCATCTATTTTCACAAACCGATGCCTATGGAGATTTAATAATGAAAAAAAATCAAATCAGTAATATCTTTCCTTTTCCTCGCTCCATACAAACTGATGGTCGCAATGCTTGCATTTAGAGTTGACACCACGAGGCAAGTCAATCTCTTTTCCGCAATTGGGACATACAGCATTATATGGAGGATAAACTTGGATAAAGTGTCGGTTGAACTTAGCAACTCCGTCCTCTCCGGAATCTCCGAACTTATCCACATATATTTTGATAGCGTTGAGCAAGTCCTTTGCGTCGGCTGCGTCAATGTCCTTGTATTTCTCTTTCAAGAACTTCGCTAATATCTTTCTTAGGTCTTCTGCGTTGAAGTCAATGTCTTCAAGCTGCAAGGCAGTATCTTTGATATTTCTATCGTGCTCTGCCCTAAGAAACCTTATAGTTTCTTTAATATCTGTCCGTTCAAGATAGTCTGTAACCTCCAAGCTACATCTTTCACGGAACTTAGGTATTTGTTCTTCGGTTTTCTTTTCGTACTCTTTCCCTCTGATAGTAACCATATAAGATTGTATCTCATTGATACCAATAGCTACCATCAGTGAAAAAGAGAAGTCAAGAGGAGAGAGGTTATCTACCCCTCTTGATTTCATCAAGCTCTTTGTCTGCTCGTAATTAACCATTATTTCAATGCTTCTGCTTTGATGTCTTCAATTACAGAATCAATAAGGTCACAAGCCTCTACTTCGATTTCCTTTGAGCCGTTGTAGCTTCTATTAACTTGTCCCCCATCGGATTCAGAATAAGAGAAGTTGCCGTACTGTCCGGTAGTAGAGTTTACACTACCATTGAATGAATCAATCAATGATTGCGAATTGATTGTAGCGTCACCTTCCAATGTGATAGTGCCAGTTGTGTTAGACACATGATAGGAAAGTCGCTTGTTGGTAAAAGTTGTTCCAGCCATTTCGTTAAATATTTAAGTTTAGACTTCGCTACAAATGTAGCTTAAATCTGTGAAAGTTCCAAAAAACCTTCCTACTTTCACAAGCAAGAAGGGCATAAGAATATTAAAATCACTCTTAATGAAAAATTGAAAATCAATCTAAACTATCTTCACAGACGGTAGGCGCTTATATCCAAGCTTACACTTGAATAATTTGACGTTTCATCGAGCCACTACTTCTTAGGGAGCTTGTACTCCGGTCGTCCATAGTTAAGTTCTCACCGTCCAATCCCCGATGCGCCATCGGTTGGGTTAATACTATTTTTTAGGTGTAGCTTGGTTATCGCTACATTAGCATTTATAAAAAGCTAAGTGCCTCTTTGTATATAAGTGCCATTTAGAATTTTATGGTACAAAACACATCATCATCGAAAATCTTACAAGTAAGTCCTTTGAACCTATCAACAAGACCTTTAAGAATATTCTTTTTCATTTCATCCAAGTCAGATACACTTTCTGAAAAATACTTTTGTGTGGGCAAGTCATGATTTTACCGACAAGAGATGATAGGTCTGCATCTACCTTACATTCAAATTGAGTAGCCTTTTGAGTAGTACCTTCTTTACCTTCAAGTTCGATACGCATCATAATGGCGTAGTTTGCAAGGTCAGTCAGCGTATCAGACACCGATTCATAATTAGGCTTCTCATTACTATTAAGCAATGACTTCAATCGGTTAAACTTATCTTCCATGCGAACAATGCCAGCTATATTGCCATGTTCTTTGATTGACTTGCCGAATGAATCGCCATAATCTTTGTTCTTGTTTTCGTAGAGCGTTGCCATTTCAGCAACTATCTCTTTAAATCTTTCTATCTTATTCATCTTTAAACTTATTTCGTTTAACTTGTTCTAAGCAATCATAAATATATCCGAGTAAATAGCAAAAGGGTTCTTGGTCTTGGGAATTAGCATACGAGCCTATTTCATCAAATAACGATATAGCTATATGTCCTGCATCGTGAGCCAAATCTTTGTTTGGTGCATTTGGCTTCATTAATACGAGTATTCCAAACATCCCTGTATCTTTGTATTGAACTCTTGGCATAACTCTTATACTAAAAGGGCTATCGCTATCATCCAAATCCCAATCTATTTCGTCACCATTGTATCTACAAAAAGCTTCTTTTAGTTCCTTCTCCGTCCATTTCTTAATTACCCACAATTTTCTTGGATAAGGAGTTAGATTAAATTCATGTATTTTCATACTACCACCAAAATATTCCTCCCCAAATCGCGTAGAATATGATTAGGGAGAATAACCATAAAACGCTCATAAAGCCAGCTATGATAGGATTGCCATAATCACTTATCTTACGTAGGCAGTATATGAATACTATGCCCATTACGACCGCAATAATGCTACTCCATGCTATCATTCTTCATCTCGTTTAAGGCTTCTCCTTCATCAACCTCTCTTTTAGGAATGGCAATAGATTGCTTAAACTCACCACCGTTATCCTTAATTAGTATCTCAATTTTGTTCATTGCCTCACGTTCGATGTTGCAGATTTGTTCCTTCAAATCTTTTACCTTTTCTTCATCAAGCGTTGTTTCAAGAGAAAGATAGCGGATAGTTTCGATATACTTCTGATAAAATTCGTTGCGAGAAATATCGGAAGGTGCTGGCATGAGCATGGTATTACTTTTTGCCAAGTATGAGAAGTACATACACATTACATTGGTGACTTGCAATGTATCTCCTCCAACGGCAAAGGCTGGCTCGGAAAGCGTATAAATCCATCGCTCTGTATGCTGCAATACCTTAACAATCTCTTCCGGCATTTCGTCAGCATGTTCCATCAGTTGAGAGAAGCTGAAACCTTGTACATTCCCATTCTTGTCCTTAACTTCTCCAAATTCTTTGTTTGCTTCGATGCACTCACAGAATGTTCTAAGCCACAGATAAGGATTAGAATAACCGCCACTTACTACATTGGTAAATACGTTTCTATGGAAGTTGGTAGACACAACTGAGTAATCGTCGGTAACTGCAATAGAAATTCCTCTATCGTCCAGTCTGCAATACATGTGTCCTTTGGTCTTTGGCACGAATACATAGGAAGTACCTATGAGTTTTACAAGCTGTGCCTTGCTCATTTTTGAAATATCCATATATCACTTTGGGTTAGGCGTTTATATCCAAGCTTATACTTGAACAACTTGACGTTTCATCGAACCGCTACTTCTTAGGGAGCTTGCGCTCCGGTCGTCCATAGTTGGGTTCTCACCGTCCAATCCCCGATACGCCATCGGTTGGGTTAATACTATTTTTTAGGTGTAGCTTGGTTTTCGCTACATTGGCATTTGTTTATAAAAGCTAAGTAATACTTTATATATAAATGCTGTTATTTATTTTTCTTTTTTTCGTCTTCATAAACTAAATACAATTTAGCTTTGACAGCCTCGTCAGATTTCAGAGAGTGGGCGTTTCTTATTCTCTTACTTTTAAGGAATGCAAGAGCCTCTTCCCGGTTGCTGATGAATGGGTATATCCACTCCGGAAGTTTCTCCTCCTCAACTTCGACGTCTTCCATGATAGCTTCTTGACGTTCTTCCAACAACTCTTCCATTGCCAACTTATTGGCTTCGTCCAAGTCCATGCTTTCAATGTCAGCTTCCACAAAGTCGGGAACTGGATAGCATTCAAGAATTTCTGTAAATGTCGCCAAGCAGAAATCTTTAACGACTTTGACATCTTCGTCCTTCTCTTTATTGTACCGACAAATTGCATAGTTTTCTGTTCCGTCAATCCGTCTTACAAGGCAAACTCCTTTGTTGAATTCGGAAACCTTGTCCCAAGTTTTTTTAGGAAGTGACGGAATTTGAAGCGTTGCGAGGCAATCGTCTAAGTAGTTCTTTTTCTCCATTGATTTTCTTTTTTAAGATGAAGCAAAGGTATGCTAAATTTTGGAAAGTTCCAAAAAAATAAGGGAGAGAAATTAATCCCTCCCCACAAGAAAATTAGAAATGTCACTTTCGCAAGCTAAAGAATAGGGTTTAAAATGCTGTTATATTATGAACCAAAAGTTTGTAGCACAAATGTAGCAATAAACTTTGGTTATTCAAAATATAAATCGGGATTTTCTACAGATTTTGTATCACCATTGCTTTTTGAAACCGGAGATATGTTGTTCAGAGAATACAGATTGATTGTCTGTATGTGGATATTGGTTAACTGAACCTTATCGCCATGTTTGGTTTCTTCCAGCTTGTTGTATATCTTCCCAGTAAGTTCAACTAAGTTGCCTACATTGAAGTTGTCGAGAATGTATCGTGTCATTGTTCCTTTTGCAAGGCATACATGATAATCTATCCTATCAGCTACCTTATAGCCTTTTTGGGTAGTAAAACCCTTTTCGCAAGTTTTGAGTTTCACCATTACCCCATAACTACCGACTTCTCTAATGTCAGTAATCCATCCTACAAGTATAGCCTTATTCATCTATATTAGACCATTCAGAAGTTTCCAACAGAGCTTCAACCATTTGATTGTCAAGAAGTGGATAGGGATAGACTATCGGTTCTCCTTCTTCTGATAATGGTTCAACTTGTGGTACAAGTTCATTATATATTTCCTCATGCAAAAGAGCTTTTGTTTCGTCTACATTCTTTCTTCTGACTTCCCAATCCTTGTCGAACTGTTTGAGTTCTTCTATAGGTATTTCTAACCATTTCATATTATTCAGTTTTACGTTTTAGCCATTCATCATTGAACATTATCTTCTTCATTATTCAGCAAATTAGGATTATCAAAAATATTACCTACAACTTCTTCTATTACATCACAGTGGCAAAATGGAATTAATTCGCCATTCACCTCTCCGATATACCCAAAACATCCATCCTTTATTCCGACCTTGTTGTATATCATACAACCATCGTCTTCGCTCATAAGTAATATGTCGCCTTCATAGATTTCTTTTCCATTCTTGTCAAATAGTCCAGTGAACTGCCCAACGGTTTCAGCCAATACGTCGTAGCAGCGTCCGTCTTCTTGGGAATATATTTGTGCTTTATCCGTAAGGATAAATCCGTTTTTATCCCTTCCGGCAGTATAGAAGAAAGAGAGATATCCATATCTCCATTCTCCCGTATCAATGTCCTTTCCTCTAAATTTTATTTTTCTTACCATAACATTATACTTTAACAATTTCAAAATCATCGGCATGTTTTTTACCAATCCATTCTCGTTTTTGCTTTTCAGTAGCGGTTTCGTAAATCGCTCCACGCTTAGATAAATGCCTTTTTCTAAAGATACTTTCTTCCCCTAATTCATAATATTCATTTCTTGACGGAGAACGACCTTTTGCCCTACACCAAAACAAGCCAGTTTCTTTATGTCTAAACTTCACTGCCATCTTTTATTTTTTAAGTCTTGCCACAAAGTCCTCCAAGTACATAGTCTGATTGACACCGTGTACTTCATTAAATATATCTACTATCATTTCCTTTGCCGCTTCAATAGCCTTTTTTTCGGTTACTCTAACTGCCAGTTCGCAGTCTTGAACGGTACTAATATGTTCCTTTTCAACCACTCTAAAAGATACACTCTCTTCATCTTTCCTCTGATGCGGTAAACAGTATATATTATCACATTCTTTCTGATAAAAGAAACATTTTCCACAAGAGAAATCAAGCACATTTACCACTTCCAAGATTACTCCTTCATATTCAAATCTCTCACCTATTTTTTTTTCTTCAAACATATTAGTTCCTCCTTAATCATTGTAATAAAAATATCGCATACATCATAGCATAACTCTTTTAGTCGTTTACTTTTGACTTCATCATCCAATGAATCTTGTGAACCGTGATAGGTCTGGTTCAGCCTACAATATGAGAAAGATTCACTTTCTATGTTCACCATAGTATCGTCCCCATCAAGGAAGCAATCGGGAATATCAATCAGTATTTTCATATCATTTGGTTTTTAGTTCTTCACTTAATAACAAAGTATCTATTTTGGAATAAAGTCCTTTGTCTTTAAATTTACGTATTCTCTTAAAAAGATTACCAGTCAGACAGAATCGGTATGACTTACCTACAATATTTGGTATTTCTTCACGTTTAACCCGATTATCTTCACACATTGAGGCAAGCATATCGACCTGCTGTCTGGTGGCTACACAAGTACCCGACTTGTTTTTATCTATGGTAGTAACTACAAATTCTTCCAACCCTACTTCCTTTGCAGCCGGGAGAAGTCTTTTTAGATACTTCCTGCACATCTTCTGTAGCATAGGCTATTCATCTGATGGCTTATAATCCCATCCATTTAGTTCATAGCATCGCTTACGGACAACTTCTCTGTTCCAATGCTCAAATATCTTAGTTCCTCCCATGCCGTCTTTTTCTCGCTCATATAAAGCCCACTCTCTTCCTCTTGGCTCATAGTAATACTTTGGTTGACTATTTGCCAAGTCCTTGTATTCTTGCTCAGTCATATCAATAGTCAAGTTTAGGCATTAGAAGAGCTTCGGATAGAGATAACTCTTTGTCGTAAAATGTAATCTTAATTCCTTTGCTATCATCTTTAGGGAAATGGAATCTTATGCCTTTTCTTGCATCCAAAGCATCGGCTATCAATTCAATGTTAAGTGGGTCAATAAGTACCTTTTCCATAAATCCCGGTCTGAATTGACTTATAACTTCGTTATAATTGGGATATTTCATGTCTACAGTTACAAACTTATACTTTATATCCCAATCGTCATATATAGCGTGGAAACCATCTTCTTCAATCTCAATAATAGTATGCTTGATGATTTCCTTAAAGTTCTTTGCACTAATTAGTTTACCATCCAGTAATTCCTTCTCTTCTTCGCTAAAGTTGCAAATCTCATTTAGGCAGGCTTTGATTAATATCTTGCCGTTGCTGGCTATTGCATATCCATCTTTGAAATATATGCAATTCATTACTGGTCTAAGAAGGAGAAGGTTATTTGCACAAGCTAAATGCAGCTTAATCCCTTTGTTGAAATTGTGTCTAATTTTCTTCTTCATATCATTTTGTCTTTTAGAATTATAGCATCTACTTTGGAGTAGACACCTTTGTCTTTAAATTTTCGTATTCTCTTGAAAATCTTTTGTTCGTTGCACTTCCTATATGACAGACCAAACAATTCGGGAATTTCCTCCCTCTTTATTCTATCATCCCCACATAGAGAAGCCAGCATATTGACTTGTTCTACCGTGGCTGTGCATCGTCCATTTTCGTTTTCGGTAATAGTCCTTTCGACAAATTCATCAAGACCGATATCTCTCGCTTTCCGGTACAACTTTTTCAGATACTTTCTGCAAAGCTGCTGTAGTTTGTTATGGCAACTCATAATAGTTTCTTTATAATATCTCCATTATATGATTCTTTAGTTAATTCTATAAATTCATATATTGTAAATGAATCTTTTTCAATATCTATACCTTTATTGATACAGAATGACAACCTTCCTTGCTTGCACGAACCGGTTAGCACATGATGCCAATAAAATAATTCTTTAGCCGATACCTTTTTAGTAAAGTCTGGAAAATGCTTTTTAAAAGCTTCTATCCTTTCCTCCTCGGTTGAATCGTCATACAATTTTTCTTGAAGCGAAGCAAACGCATCGTGCAATGTTTCTCCATGAGCGAATTTCCCATTCTCTTTTGCAACAAATGTTTTAGTCAATGTAAAGTCATCGTTCAGTATATATCCTTTAGCTACATTGTCATGAATATGCTTGATAATTGTAGGAATATCATCAATGATATATACTTTGTCGCCATTGAATGTTTTAATTCCATCGCCATAGCCATAGCCAGAGCCATAGCCATCGCCATAGCCATCGACATAGCCAAACCCAGCGCAATGGAATTGCCTTACTCTTACGTACAAGCAAAAACCTCCAGAAATCCATGTACTTGTTGTCATCTAGCTTATTCCGTTTTCGCAAGAGCAAGCCAACTCCATGGATCAGGTATTGGATATGAACAACTCATATTCCTTTGCGATGGCTCTGGCTATGGCTCTGGCGATGGCCCTGGC